TGATTCTGGATAAGGCGTCGTTGGCGAACCAGACCGCGGGTCGTTACATTTCGATGTGGCGTGCGACGGGTCAGCCTGCGCAGGGCGCGATCCCCGGCACGACCCCCGCAGTGTGCACGTCTGCAACTCTGGGGGCTATGGGGTTCGCGAACCAGACCGACCCGGTGAAGTCTTACCTGGGATGGCTGTTTACCGTGTCGTCGAACGCGACCACTTCCGTCGAGGTTCACGACCGGATCGCGCACAACGGCGGCCTGGTGTTGAACGTCACCACGTCGCAGACGGTCACCGGGTACAACCTGGCAACCCTCGCACCGTCGGCGGATCGTGTCGGCTCAGCGGACTACTCCGACCTGCAATGGTGGTTGGAGGTGTACACGGACGGTGGCGCGACCGCATCCAACGCAACCATCAACGTCACCTACGACGACGACACGACGGGGAACCTGAACGTGCAGGCGGTGGGTGGCACGATCCGCGCGGGCAACATGTTCGCCCTGACGCCCCTCATCCCCACCGGGTCGCAGGGGAAGTTCATCAAGGGTGTCAACTCGGTGATCCTGTCGGCCTCGACGGGCACGGCGGGGTCGTTCGGGTTCACCGTCACCCGCCCCCGCACGGTCATGTCCACCGTCGTCGCGAACAAGATGGAGGTTGCCGATTGGGCTCAGCTAGGGCTACCAGAAATCGCTAACGACTCCTGCCTGGTCCCCATCGTGCTGTCCACAACCACGTCTTCGGGTACACTTCGTGGCGGCGGTAAGATCGCCCACGGATGATTGAGGCCCTGGGACTGGAAAGCCCGCGATTCAAAGGCGGATCGGACGGGTGGGATGATGGTCCCGCGTCAGCCATCCTCCTTGCGGACTACTTCACTATCCCAGAAGGGCCGCCAGCCGACCCTGACATTTCATTCGTGTCAGAGTCGGTACTTGTCGCGCCCATCGGCAACATCAACGCGAACTCGTCCCCGCAGAACCTCGCGGCTCCGGCTGGGCTTGCGGCGGGGCACCTGCTCGTTGTGGCCATCTGGCCCGCACAGGGACTAGGCGGCTCCAACCAAATCACCACACCCGCCGGGTTGACGAAGATCACCATCGACCCGGTGAACCCGGAACGCCTCGCTGGACTGTTTGCCGCAAAGGTAGTGGACCCCGCAGATTTCGCGGGCGGAATCACGATTGCCACGTCGTCGTTCTCGTCACGTATTGCGGCAGTAGCGCAGGCGTGGGCACCGGGTGATGGGTTCGAGTGGGACTTCACCAGCATCATTGCTACCGGCCCCGAATGGAACGGGTCCGCGATGTCTGCGGACCTATGGCCAACCATCTCCACCCGAGATTTCACGCTAGGTGCCTCGTTCACAAACAAGGGCGCGTCCACCACACTGACGGTCCACACCGCTGACGGTGGCGGGACCAACACGTCACAGTGCCGTGCGGTGTCTGCCGCGTCCGGCTCCGTGTCGGACTCTGTGGTGTCGCTGACGCGAGGCGGCACAGGCGTATCGTTCAACATTTCACAGGCCAACGGTCTGACCTATTCGCTTGCGCTCAACCGCACAGAACTCGATCCTCCCGCCAGTCCTCACGGATTCTCTTCCGTACGACAGATGCGTGAGACACGCGGGGCAACGTGGGCGCACCGCAACCTAGGCGGCACCTACCCGGAAATGACCGTGTACGGTGTTGAGCAGGCGGCGGCGGCTGGCTTTGGTGTGATCGAAATTTCCTGCCAGCGTACGTCTGATGGGGTGTGGTTCGGTGCCCACGACCAGACGCCTAACCGTGTCACCCTTGAGACAACGCATGACGGGACGAACTACTCAGCGCTAACGTGGGCGCAAGTGTCTGCAATGAGCATTAATGTTGGCGCAACTGGCGGAACACAGCCATACGCAACGCTACAGCAACTTGTAGAGGCTCTGCCCACAGACTTCATCTTCCTGGTGGACCCGAAGCAGTCGGGCGACAATACTACGTACCGCGCAGAGTTTTTGGACCTGGTGGACACCCTACTGGGACCGACACGCGCCGTTATTAAGCTAGACGCCTACGCAAACATTAACAGCTTCATCGACGCCAAAGCCCGTGGGTACTACGTAGCAACGTACTTCTACGCCGCACCCTCGTCACCTACCGGATCAACCATTGTAGAGGCGCGTCTACCTTACACCGATTTTCCCGGTCTGAACTACGATGCCACACAGCCCGGATGGGACGCGTTTCTCGACCCCGCTGGCGCGTACTACTCGCTTGCTCAGGGCAAGCCGATGTGGGGACACGTCTGCCCGGATCAGGCCGCTCACGACGAAGCAATTAGTAAAGGTGCGTCATTCGTACAATGCACGTCAGTTACGATCACACCTAAGGGTGTGGAGGCGTGGCGGCCCGGTGCTCTTGGCGACGGCTTCGGACCAACAGAAATCTACGCTGGTACTACCCTAGTACAGAAAGTGTATCGTGGGAACACCCTGATCTGGCAAAGATGATCTATTTAACTCCTAAAACACGTTAAGTTGTGTGCTAACATAGAACTCAGGTGATTATGCTTAAACCAATCGAAATTTCTGAGTCCCTTGGGACTGTAGCCGCGCTGACCGGTACTCGGTACAAGGTGCGGCTAATCGAGGGCGACAAGCTCGGTTCCACCGCTTACTACCCGGCCAGCGTTCTCGCAACGTTCGGACCCAAGGTCTTCAAGCGCGGCACGCCGATGTTCATTGACCACCAGACGCCCGACGAGAAGAGCGTAAAGCCCTTCGGTTCGGTCACTAACTTTGTTGGTGAGCTAGCGGAAGACGCTTACTACGAGAACGATGGCCTCTATGCTGAGGTTGAGGTTTTCGAGGATGCGGCTCCGATGATCAAGGCTCGCAAAGACAAGATCGGCGTATCGATTCGAGCCAACGTGGTAGCCGAAACCGGCACCATCGATGGCCGCTCCGTGCCGATTGCCAAGGAATTTACCTCAGCCCGTAGTGTGGACTTCGTTATGAAGGCCGGGGCTGGCGGTAAGATCGTGTCGATTTTGGAGTCGGCAATCGAAGAGAACCCGGAAACGGGTGTCGAAGAAGGAGACAACATGGATGAAGTCCTAAAGGCCGTTGCGGCTCTTAAGGGCGAGTTCGTTTCCCGTTTCGAGGCTATCGAGAGCAAGCTTGCTCCCGTGGTTGTCGAAGAGGGTGCGAACGATACCTACGCTAAGGCTCTAGAAATCGCTGAGGCTTTTACCGCTTCTACGCTTGACGCTGAGGGTCGCGCCCGTGTGCTCGATCTGCACAAGGCAAACGGCAAGCCGATTGCTGAGCTTATCACCGCCGAAGAGGCGTACGTTAAGGCTCACGTCACAACTGATGACGAGCACGGCGTAGAGGAAAGCGCAAACGAGGCCGTAGAGGCCGAAGAGGGCGCAACTACCAAGATCACGGTGCCGACAATCGGCGCGTGGGGCAAGAAGTAAGGATAACTAATGGCACGCAATCAGGTTTACAAGGAAGCAGACTTCCTTAGCCTTCCCGTTGCTACCGGCAAGCTGAGCGGCGATTCGGTTCGTATTGGTGGTCTTAACGCAGTCCTTCTCACCAACGAAGGCTCCGTAGACACTGGTACTAACCCGTACGACCAGGCATCTAGCTCTAACAAGGCTGGCTATGCTTCGGTTGCGCTCAAGGGTGCGTTCCGCATCCCGGTTAGCACTACCAACACCCTAGCAGTCGGCGCTCCCGTCTACATCATCACGGCAACCGGTGTCCTGACGACAACCGACAACACGGGGGCAAACCCGCTGTTCGGTCACGCACTCAGCGCCAAGGGTACCACGGCTAACCAGCCCGTTATTGTAAGGGTCTACAACTAATGATTACTCAGGCTAGACTAGATCACGTAGCCAAGCTTGTCGATGGTGCCCTTGCGGGTAACTACGTAGCCCAGGGTGCGATCAAGGACGAGATTCGCCGCTCTATGAGCGTTGAAGAGTCCCACAGCACTTCGGACTTCCCGACCGCGCTTCGCTCCATCACGAGCGCCGCGTTCCTCGGTGAGTACGACCAGATTCAGTCGGTGTACCCTCAGTACACTCGCCAGTACAATGTGAACAACCTGCGTCCGCAGTCGTTCTACAGCCTGGCGTTCGACAACTCGAACCTTCCCGACGCTAACGGTGGCGAGAAGACGATCAAGGACGCCCCTGGTGGCATCCCGCGTATCCCAGAGCTGACTGAGTTCCCGACGATCAGCTTCTCTGCTAGCGAGACTAGCTTCGGGGTTGCCAAGTACGGTGCTCGCGTTCAGTTCTCGTTCGAGATGCTTCTGAACGACGAGTGGGGCGTGCTTGAGTCGCTTCCGACCCAGCTTGCTCAGCTTGCGCGTAACCAGGAGGACATTGTTGCCACTGAGGTTATCGCTTCGGAGACTGGCCCGGACGCTACGTTCTTCAACAACACCAACGGTAACATCTTCGCTGTTGCCAACGGTTACACGGAGAACAACCCGGCGCTCGACGTAGCGGCTATCACGGAGGCGGCTTCGCACATTCGTAGCCGTACCTTCAACGGCAACCCTGTTGTCGTGTCGAAGTTCGCGCTTATGGTTCCGCCTGCTCTTGAAGCAGAGGCCCGCCGTCTTCTCGGTGTGTCGGCGTTCGAAATCACCGACGCCAACGGTACCTACAACGTGGCCAACCCGATCAGCGACATTTCGCTTATCGTCAACCCGTGGCTTCCGGTCATCGACAAGAGCGCCAACGTCAACACGACGTGGTACCTGCTTCCTGTCGGCTCGGCTGGCGTTCGCCCGGCGGTTGTGTTCTCGAAGATTCGTGGCCGTGAGGTTCCAGAGCTTCGTATCGCATCTGCTACAGGTAACTACCTGGGTGGCGGCGAGGTTCCCGGTCGTGAGGGTAGCTTCCTGAACGACGACATTGAGTTCCGTGTCCGTCACTTCGTGGGTGCCGCAGGCATCGCGTTCGAGACAGCTACGGTATCCAAGGGTACCGGCGCGGCGTAAGCTTCGCTTTAATACTTAAGAGGCCCTGGCCCCGGTTGGGGTTGGGGCCTCTTTAGTTTTAGGAGTTAAATATGGCAGGCACTATCGAGCAGGTACGCTTGCTCATCCCCGACACCGAAGCGGTGTTCGACGGAACCACGCTTTTCACGGACGACGACCTTGACGGCTACCTAGAGATTGCCGCTGGCTCCGCCCTCCGTGCCGCTGGCTATGCTATCCTGGCTATCGCTAACAGCGAGGCTATGATCAGTAAGGTCATCAGGTCGCAAGACCTCAGCACGGACGGCTCTAAGGTAGCGGACGCTCTGCGCGCCACAGTCCGCGTTTTGTTCGCTCGCGCTGACCGTGAAGAGAACAAGGCCGACGAGTTCTACTACAACGTGGTGGACTACCCTACGGGGACAGACCGGCCCGAACTGACTGAATGGAACTGGAACCCGTAAGATGAAGCTATACGCGAGAGGCGCGCTAGACCCGCGCTGGACACGGCATCATACGCCGGTCGCGGTAGACTTCATGCTCGCCACCGTCAAGGTGATTCGTAAGCTACCGTCCACGTCCGCACAGCGCCCCGTCTACGACCAGGTAGCGGGTACATGGTCAGCTATCGACTCTATGGAGACTGTGGTCACCAACGTGCGCGCCCGCGTCCAGCCGTTCGGCATCATGGGTGACATGGTTGTAGGTCAGGACACGACAGGTCGTAGGCTTGTCCGTGTACAGCTTGAAAATGTGGAGTCTGAGATTCGCGCCGACGACCTGGTGATCGTCACGGCCTGCCCTGACTACCCCGAGTTGCTTGCCTACACGCTAGAAGTACGTGGATCTATTTCTAGCTCCAACGCCTGGCTCACAGACCTCGTGTGTGAAGCAGACGTGAAGGCGGCTGTCTAATGCCCAACTGGATCAGTATCAGAGTCAAGACCGAACCCGCTAAAATGAAGCACGTCAAGGGCCGCATTGAGGGTTTTCCTCAGCAGGCTATAGGTAAGTATTTCTTTCAGCAGTTGCAGAGTATGACCGCATCCGGCGCCGACGTTATGAAAAATTTCATCGGTCCACAGGGTCACCCCAGCGTCCGTACCAATACAGGCCATGAGCGTAAGGCGCGTGGCGGTAACGGTCCAGGTCGCGTAGACACGGGGCTTATGCGCGACAGTATCAAATGGACTGGTCGTAAACTAGGGAACGGAAATTATCGTTTCGAGTTTGGCTGGCTTAACGGTACGCCTGGGTACGCGATTTTTCAGGAGCAGGGCACCAAAAATGGTGTACGCGCTATGAACTCTATCGGCTATGCAACAGAGTTCATGCGCAACGAACTTAGAATGCTAGGGCAGAACCGCGCCGCAAGCCGCGCCGTTCGTAACGCTCAGTGGAGGCACGATGCTTAATACCCTACCAGGTGAAATCGATATCGTGAATAAGCTCAAGGAAATCTTGGGCATTGATGTGATGGAGGGTGACTACGTAGATGATGGCTACATTCCCGTAGTAGACGCTAATAAACTTTTCAAGCCTTATATGCTTGTTAAGTTTAACGGTTCGTTCCAGCAGTATGACAACGGTATCGCCGGTCCCGAGCTAGATACTCAGCGAGCGACGTTCACTGTTTACGCTGTTTCACCAGATGATAGAACCACGCGCGCTCTCCGTGACCAGGTTCGCGTGAAGATGCTCACGAACTTCCGTCCCACAGACGGAGGTTCACTACGCCCCGGCAACGCCTATAGCTTTGTAGACCCAGACTTGGGCTTCCACCGGTATGTCCACGCCCTATCGTTCTCGTACACGTTTAACCTGAGTTGAGTTAAGAATTCTGTGCTAAACTGGAACAGAACGATCTTGTAAAGATAGGATCACTTTATGACTTTTGTAACCTTCCGTCACACGGAGACTGGTGTGCTCACTGAGCTACCAGCCCACTACGCGGACCACCCTGTATTTGGGGAATACCTTGAGCTGTATGTGCCTGAGGTAGAAGAGTACGAAGAGGAAAAAGTTGTGAGCGAAAGCCACGAACTTCCTCTAGAACAGCGCATCAGCAAGACGGCTAAGCCCATCGCTAATGCCGATAACAATGAGAAGGAAACCGACTAATGGCGGGTACTAAGCTCCTGCGCGGAAACTACTCTGTCTACGCCTTCTACCCGGAGGCGGTGGCAGACTGGAACACTCTAAGTGCCGCGACCCTTACGACGGCCCTGGGCGCGGGTATGGGTTTCGACATTTCTTGCGCGCTAACCGACGATTCTGTCAACATCAATCTGACGGACTCCGACACCGACGACAGCATCAGCATTTGCGATATCGGTAACGTTTCGACACCGACGTTCTTTAACTATGAAGTTTCGTTTGATAGCTTCCGTAACGGCCCCGCTTCCGCTGGCGCCGCTGTCGCTGTGTACGAACTTCCCGTTGACCTCTTCCAGCAAGCCGACCGCCCGTTCTACATTGTGAAGCGCATCGGCGTGCCACAGGGTACGGCGTTTGCCTCCGGGCAGATCGTCAGCGTTTACGGCGTCAACACCGACTGGCCTCAGGACGTTCTGGGTGACGGTGAGAATATCCTCTTCGGTAGCCGCTTTAAGGCTAGTGGACAGGTCTACACAAACGCTACTCTGACGGCGTAAGGATAAATCATGGCTAAGATTACTAGTAACGAATACGTGAAGATCGCGTGGGTGCTCGATGCGAGCATGTCCACTTCGGTTGCCCCCGCGCCCACAGCGGCCATCCTTAACGCGGCCCTCGACCTGTCGCCAGCTATCGCATGGCAGGACTACGAGCTTGGTGCCACTGACTCGGACGATGTTGACGACCGTGGTATCACTGATCCCGGCAACGCAGTCACTCGCGGTTTTGCCAACTTCGGCGGCACGCTGAGCTTCTTCCGCGACGCCAACCTGGCGGACAGCACGTCTGACTACGTGAAGGCGTGGAACGCATTTAAGACACCGCGTACCTATGGCTACCTGGTCGTGCGTATCGCTGACAAGAAGTGGTCCGACGTATGGGCGGCGGGTGACCGCGTGTCGGTTTACCGCTTCGTGGCTGACACGATCACGGATGACGCCGAGGGCGACGACGCGGTTAAGTTCACCGTATCGTTCTTGCCTCAGGGACTCCTGTACCCGTACGCCCGTGTGGCGGCTGCTGGTGTTATCTCGGGCATCGCACCTACCAAGTCTCAGACTGTTGCGGCTGGTCCGTACGCGCTGTCTCCTATCCTGTCGGCTCGGAGCATCCGCTCCAACGCTACGTACACTTCGTCTGATACGACGAAGGCGCGTGTGACGGCTAACGGTGTGGTCATCCCCGTCGCCGCTGGTACGGTTACCATCACGGTAAACCATCCTGCCGCGACGGCTTCGGTGCCTCACGCGCTCACGCTGACATAAGCCTAAGCTACGCTACCTTAGGGCCTACCCCCTACCGGACTACTCCCCGGTAGGGGGTAGTTTTATGTCTTAAAACGGGTGCGTTTTTGTGATAGACTCGGGGCATGACTACGGATGCTATTACCACAGCCCAGGCCCCTGACACGTTCGACGTGCTCTCATTCATCGAGGGCACGGCGTATCCGCGCGCAGAGGTTTCGGTGTACACAGACGCCAAGAGCGCCACCGACCTTATCACACTAGGCAACCGCCGCAAGGACCGGGAGATTGCCGAGGGGCCGATCACCGACCTCGACGATGAGATTGCTGAGCTTGCTGAAAAGGTCGAGGCCTCCAAGCTGACCTTCAAGCTACAGGGCCTACCGCCCGGCATGGTGCGCGACATTTACAACGTCGAAGAGGGCGCGGACGACACTACCCAGCTATCCGCTGAGAACCGCCTGATCGCTAACACTATCACCGGGGCCGTCAACAGCAAGGGCCAGGTTGACTCACGCGTGTGGGACGAGGAGGCTGTGGGTAAGCTACGCCGCTTCCTCAAGGAAGCCGAATTCGGCAAGCTGATCACGGGTGTGATCGAGGTTAACTTTAACGCCGCTGTGTTTGACCAGGCGTCCGATGCCGGGTTTCTTGGCTGAGGTTCTAACCTGGCCTCACAACTACTATAATTACATGGCTGTTGAGACAGCCGTTGCAATGGGTCTTCCGCCGACTAGCTTCCTCTCTGAGAAAGAGCCTAGTGCCGGGTGGAGTAGGGAAGACAAAAAGCTCGCCATCGCGCTGACTATTTTGAAGCGCGAGACATGCCAGAAGTGCGGTCAGCCGCTATGGATTTGCCGTAGCTCTGAGCGCAACCTGCTGTTTAAGGTTAAGAAAGCCACCTGCTACGCCAGCGCCGAGTACGAAAAGGCCGCCGATAAGAAGCAGAACAAGGAACTAAAGCCTGGCGAGTACATGTTCACCGTGCCGTATATGATGGACGATGGGCCGCTACCCTCCCGCCGAGACTATCTAGAAGCTCTCGCAGAAGACTAGGAATTAAATGGCTAACGACGCCGAGCTAAAAGTAGGCATTACCGCCGAGGATAACGCTACCGCTGACATGCGTAAGGTCGCTACAGAGGTAGCGAACCTTACCGATCAGATGAGCCTCCTTGCCAAGCAGGCCCAGCGCGCCGCCAAGTCTGGTAATGCGCTTGAGAAGTCTCTGGTGGGCGCTGGTAAGGGCACTAAGCAAGCGGCTACAGGGCTTAAGGCCCAGCTAGAGCAGATGCGTGCGGTGTCCCGCGAAGAGTTTACACTAGCAAAGCGCGGTACCAGCGGCAACGACATGGCTACACGTTACCATTTCGTGGCCCAGCGAGCCAAGGAGGCTCGTGACGCCGTAGCCGCGCTCAACCTCGTTCAGAAGCCCAGCGGTAAGCTTTACAATACTGAGGACAAGCGTTGGGCTAACAAGTCTGAGGTCGCGGCGTATGCGGATGCGCTAAAGCGTGTCGTAGGTATTGAAGAACAGCTAACGAAACTACGCGCGCGCTCTGGTGGTAGCATGACAGCGGCTACGCCTACAGGTACCACTGCTTACGCCAGTAAGGTTGCCCAGGCTAACAATGTTGTAGCTGAGTCGGCTGAAAAGACTAGCAAGTCCATGCAGGACTTGAACCAGCACTTGTTCACATCGCGCTTTGCGTACTACGACATTGCGGCGGCTACTGGTGTTGCCGGAGCCGCACTCATCGCCATGAACGCGGCGGCGGTGCACGCGTCGGCTACGTATGAGTCGGCTATGGCGTCGATCCAGCGCACAACCGGCACTTCTAACGCCGCGCTCGAAACACTTAGGTCTGACTTTATTGGCCTAGCTCAGACCATTCCGGGGGGATTCGACAACCTCGCTAAAATCGGTGAGCTAGCCGGACAGCTTAACATTCCAGAAGACCGTATCGCGTCGTTCTCGGAGACAGTGGCGAAGTTCGTGTCGTCTACAGACGTTAGTGTACAGTCTGCGACCGAGGCATTCGGACGCCTTGATGCGCTTCTTCCTGGTGTCGCCGGTAACTACGAAGCGCTAGGATCATCTATCCTTAACGTCGGCGTAAACTCTGTGGCTACCGAGTCTGCTATTATCAGCACGGCGACGCAGATCGCGGCGGCGGGCCAGCAGGCTGGCATGACCGCTGACGAAATCATCGGCCTATCCGCGGCTTACGCGTCACTAGGTGTCGCCCCAGAAGCCGCGCGCGGTACGACTGTTCGTGTCTTCGGTGAGATTGGTAAGGCCGTTGCCGAGGGCGGTGAAAAACTAGACAAGTTCGCAAAGGTTGCCCAGGTATCCAGTTCTGCATTCGCTAGCGCGTTCCAGAATAGCGGTACGGAAGCACTCATGTTGCTCTTGAACGGGCTGGCGCAGAACTCCGAGAACGCTCAGCTAGCACTTGCGGACCTAGGCATCACAGGTGTCCGTGATATCAAGGCGTTGCTTGGTCTGTCGCAGAACATGGAGATTGTCAACCAGAGCTTTGGTTATGCCGCCGATGGATTTGAGAACGCGGATGCACTAGCAAAGGCATTCGGCATCACGTCCACAACGCTGAACTCGAAGCTTGAGATTATGGCCCAGAGCTTCCAGGCATTCCTGGCTGAAATGGGCGAAGGCAACCTTGTCCCCCTTAAGGCCTTCGTGGATGCGATCAACGGTCTTCTCGTCGTGCTCACAGAGGCCGCGGGTAACCCTGTGGCTCAGTGGGTTGCCGCGTTTACCGCGCTAATCACCCTGGTAGCGGGCGGCGTACTTATCTTTACCGCCGTCGCCGCGCGCATGGCGGCGTTCCGCGCCTCCGTGCTGTTGACGAAAATCCAGCTCGACGCTATGTCTACCAGCACTACGGTGGCAAACCAGCGTTTGATTGCGCTACGCACAACCGCTCTAACAGCCGCGACTAATCTCGCCACCCTTAGGGGCGCGCTTACCGCTTTGGCGCGCTCTACGGTGGTAATCGGGGCTGTTATGGCCATTGCTGGCATCGGTATGTCTACGTGGGAAAGAAATTTCAAGTCCGCTACAGACATTGCTAAAGACGCGGGAGCAGACTTTGGGCTACTGCGCAAGGCACTAGAGGAAGACACAGCCGCCGCTGAGGACGGCGCACACGTGTACAAGACCTTGGAGGGCACCCTTACGACTGTCCAGAGCACCACGGCTGGCTGGGTGACACAGGTAGAGCGAGCAACCGGTGCATCTGTGGCGGCAACTTCCGCTACAGAAGACCAGATCAGTAAGACAGACGAGCTTACGCTGAGCCTTGGTAAGAACACAAAGGCGGCTTTGGCCGCCCAGCTTGCTAACAGCCAGAGCTTCCAGAGCTTCGTTAAGAACCTGGGTGAATACACTAAGTCGGGTCGCTATGGCTCAGGTCTACAGCTTAAGGGTATTGTTACTAAGCTTACTGAGGGTGATATCGAGGGCGCGCGCAAGCTGTACGAAGGGTGGAAGGTAGAGCAGAACGCGCTTCTAGCGTTTAGCACGGACCCAGCGGGTAGGATTAACTTCCAGAATACGGTTAACGATCTAGACGCGTCCTTCAAGGAAATGGAAGGATCGATTGCGGGAGCGACAGCGTTTACCGAAGCGCTAGGCGTTGTCTCTAGCGCAACCGGCATCAACATGGAGGCTCTGGGCGGTAGCCTAGATGAGTCCGCTAGTGATGCTGACAGCGCCGCCGACAAGTTCTCTACGCTACAGACGGCCATCGCCACCGCCTTCGCCCCCATGTCTGTGCTAGTTAATTGGACAGCCGCCGCTCAGCAGTTGTTCAGCGGCCTGACCGAGACAGGCGTGACGGGCTTTTACGCTATGGGAGAGGCTGGGGCGACCAACCTAAGTAACCTCACCAACGCGATTGCAACTACTATTGCCGCAGGCGCGTCTATGGGCGTAGACACAACACAGTCTGTCGCCGCACTATTTCTAAGCCTTCAAAAAATGGGTATCGATACGGCTCAACTGTTGGCCGCCGTTGCCAACGTACCCGGTGTGGATACTAACGCGCTAAACGGGTACCTCGCCGGTACGCTACAGATGAGCGACAGTGGGTCTTACCTTGCTAGTGTGATGGATCAGCTAGCAGGCTCGGCTGGGGCGGCATCTACCGGTGTAGGCGGCGTAGGTGACTCTGCTAAGGATGCCTCCGAAGCACTAGAAGAGGCTAGTGTCTCTGCGGCGCAGTTCGCTAGTACGCTTGGCCAGATTGCCGACCGAGCGAATGACATTCGCTACGGTGTGCAGTCGGCTAAGGATGCTGTATACACGATGCTTAATACAATGAAGCAGGAAGCTGCTGATGCGTATGATAACATCGAAAAGCTTAACCGAGAAATCGGTGAGCTACAGGGTGAGAACTCTAACCTAGACTACGCGCTACAGGTGGCCATTGATTACGGCGATGACATGCGCGCCGCTGAAATCCGTGCACAGCAGGCTAAGAATGCCACAGAGATTGCCGACAAGTCTGGACAAGCAACAGAAGAACAGGACAAGCTCAGCAAGTCTACAGAAGGCACCACACAGGCCGCTGTTGACAACAGGGCCGCCTTGCTCGAACTATCTGCCGGGTACCAGGATCAGATCGAAGCCTACGCAGCTACCGGGGCTAGCCAGGCCGAAGTCGAAGCCTACGCTAAAAAGTTGTACAAGCAGTACACTAGAGAAGCCGAGGCGCTAGGTTACAGTACTGATTCCGTTAAGAAGTACGGCCTAGGTATTCTAGACATGGCTAAGATTGCTCGCGGTGTTCCGAAGACCGCTGTGACAAACATCGCCATTAAGGGACTTGATCCTGCCAAGGCGGCGCTCAAGGAATTCGAGGCGCAGGCCCAGAAGTCCGCCAGAGCCGCGTCGGATTCCATCCGCTCTGGCGGTGGCGGTGGCTGGTCTGTGCCGCCTATCGACCTAGGCTTGAAACCACCCACGCCAGAAAAGGCCCGTGAGTGGGGCGATACGACCAAGCTTCGTATCGAACGCGGTATGCCACCTGTCGGTGTGCCCCTAAGTTCTGGCCAGGCCAGAGCGCAGGGTTGGGGCGCGGCCTTCGCATCCGGGCTAAAGGAATACCTCGACAAGAAGCGTATCCGCACGGCGCCGGGAACAAAGGTTGAATTCAACACAGACGGTACTCTAAAAGAGGGTAGCGTCGGGCGGTTTAAGTTCTACAAAACTGGTGGTTTCACAGGCCCCGGTAGCAAGCACAACCTTGCTGGCATGGTTCACGGTAAGGAATACGTGATCAACGAAGAGAACACAAGTCGTCTAGGCATCCCATTCCTGGACGCCCTTAACTCTGGCAAGACGCCGGTAGCACCCGTGGCCAGCCGCGGGTTGCAGGTTGTCGAGTTGTCGTCGCGGGACCGCGCGCTTTTGGCGGCGACTGGAAATGTAACACTTACAATTGACGGTAAGGTTGTTGGTCAGGCTACAAACGCCGCCAACTTCGGAGCCGGTAAGAGAGGTAGCAACTAATGCCCGGTACCGTATGGTTCGGCACGCGGGACTACATGCAGTGGGTGCCCGCGCCCGCCGTTGATGTGACAGCAGGTAAGGTCGGGTTTACCGGTTCTGCCAACTTCCTCAACGGCGGTGCGTGGGTACGCCGCTCCAAGGCGTCCTCAAAGCAGTTCTCGTTCTCATGGAACATGCGCAAGCGCGCAGACATTCAGCCGATCCTCGACTACGCGGATGGGCTATTTGGCGATGGTCCGATCTACTACGTGAATCCTTTTGCCGCAGACCGCAACATGCTACCCGCGTACTGGGCTAGCCCGTTCATGAACGCGTATGATGGACCCCTCCGTGTGGACGGCTCTCGCCCGACGATCACCACCGAAGCTGTGACAAACGGTTACCCGTTGGAGTCCGCGAACTGGGCTATCACCACCACCTCCACCGGGCCGTCTATCTTCCTGCCGGTACCGCCTGGCCACACCGTGCACATCGGTGCACACGGGCAGGCTGTATCTGGCGCTTCTACAGTCACGGTGCAGGAGTTTGTGGGCAACGTTGGAGGCGCAGTTCAGGACTTGACGCTTCTTAACAAAGCAGCGTCTCCGACTAACTGGACCTCCGCCGGTACGACTACCGGGGTGGTCATTTCGCTTAAGGCTACAGTCAACGGTACTCTACGGCTACACGGCATTATTGTACAGATGCTCCCCACAGGCGCTGTGAGCCCCGTAGGCGGCTTCGTTTCTGGTCAGGGTCAGTCGGGTATGTCTTTCGTTTCTCAGCCCTCTGTAAGCGAGTACAGCGCCGCTCTGGACCGTGTGGGCGTGAGCGCCGACCTGGTAGAGACTGAGGCATGGTCATGAGCATCGAGGTAACGCTCGGCGGCAACGGAGTTATGTCCGGTGTGTCAGCCGAAATCGCTGACTACTCTGTGAATGAAGAGGCGACCCCTGTGGACGCTAGTGATTCTAGTGGTGCTACCGGTCAGATCACGTTTACAGCCGTGGACGAATCAGCAAGACTCGGCTCACTGTTGCTACTGGCGAACACCGCCGACCTTGACGACACAGAGCGCGGGCAGGCTTTTGGTGATATCACTTCCCTCACGTCTACGAATGGTCTTGTCACCGTCACTGCTGATAGCGTACTGGGTCGCCTCGTTAACAACGTTAACATGCCAGCCTTCGTGGGTACGTTTGAAGACCTAATTTTGGCCTACTTTGCGGCTGGCGGCATCACCGTGCCCGAGTATACGGTAGATGTTGACGCGACCCTGGTGAGCTTGCCTGTGGCGGCTCCCAACTGGATTGACTCTGACCTGTGGACGAAGATCAAAGAGGTCTGCGTAGTCTTTGGCGCTGAGGTTGCTATGGTTGGTTCTACCGTATTCGTAAGGCCGTTGCGCACTAACACTATTTCGCCCAGCGGAGACAGCAATGTGAGTTGGACAGCGGCGAAGGCTTCGACACAATCCCGTCGTGTGGAAGTCGCTTACTACAACACCGAGAGTAAGAATAACTACACGGTCGTACCAGACGGTGGTGTGTGGACACAGGAAGAGCAAGTCCTCACAGTGGATGCAGGCGAGACACTGACCGTGAACGTGCCCGTTAACATGTCTGTTACCGCCGTGGAGAACCCCATTGTTCTAGACTTTGTGGGTCGCAACTACGTGGGTGTCAGCGCCTACTGTGTGTCTGGCGCTGACGGCTTCCCCATCGTACCGGCCCAGTGGACGGACGGCGGCGGCAAGGTGTCGGTAGCTATCGGCGAAGACGGCAAAAGCCTCGACGTGACGTTGACAGGCGCCGTGGGTAGCCTAGCCACTTATGCACCGTATCGCATTGCGGCCACCGCGCTTGATGGCAACTTCTACTCGTCACTACGACTGCGAGCCAGCGGCGTCTACCACCGCGCGGAATCGATCTTCGCCCTGACCGGAGCAGAGGACACAGTAACAACTGATGTCGGTGTTACTGTAAATAATATCTTTGTTAAAAATTCACAGGAGGCCTGGAAACTAGCCGCCGCTGTCGCCGGTCGTTTTTCCGGCCCACTCGTTACTGTTTCGCGTACCGTTTCAGCGGTGACCAACACGTTCGGCAACATCGCGGGGGCACGGTTCAAGTGGCGTCGAGGATATTACCGCGTAAGGTCAGCGTCGTCTACCCCTGTTAGTGTAGACTATACCGCAGAGCGGGACACGACGTTTGCGGATTTTAATTCTGAAATGTCTGGCAAGACCTTCTCAAACTTCACGACTACGTATGCGGGTATGACATTCGGAGAGTTCTCCCTGGCCCCGCTACCTAACCCGGACAATGACAATGACAGATATTAGTAAGATTGTAATCCCTGAGCCTACTGACCTGCCACCGGGTAGTAGGCCCGCTTGGCGCGTCCTGGTGTCGCTGGTAAACGAGCTACGCCGGGCCAACAACACGGTGTCACGTACGGTCAGTACGCTGGCAGGCGACCAGAACCGTGTCTTCACGGCTATCCAGAACCAGTCGTCGCAGATCGCCAACCAGGACGTTGCTGTTTCCGAGCTACAGACTAGCTACGTTCCTGCTGAGCCACCCCTCGTGCCGAGTGCTCCCACGCTAAGTAGTGGTGTCAGCACGGTGACAGTGACGTGGGATGGCATGGTCATGGAGGTACCCGGACAGGAGTATGACGAATCGGGCGCGCCCGTGGGGACACCAGGCAGTCCTGTGGCCATTCCAGCCGCAGAGAACGCGGGATTCCGCTACGTTTATGCAGAGCAGTCTCCTACGGGTATCGTAGGCGACCCTGGTGACGATGAGTTCGTAGGTGACTGGGAGCGCGTAGGGCAGGTACTTAACGAGGCCGGACGCATCATTGTTCGGGCCACGATGGGCGACACGCTGTACTACCGCCTGGTGACGGTCAGCTACTCGGGCGCCGAGAGTGGTGGCAGTGATGTGGTATCCATCGTAGTAGTGGGTGTGGACGCGCCCGACATTGAGGCTGACGCCGTGACGGCTAACAGTATTGCGGCTGGGTCTATTGACGGTATGATCATCACCGGGGCCGTTGTTCAGTCCGACGCCGCGCCTGATACCGGAGTTAAGCTAACCTCTGGCGGTTTTGTCGCCTACAACACTCTTGGTGATGAGACAGTCCGCATCGACAGCGCCACGGGTGAGGCCACGTTCACCGGCACGTTCACGACCGGAAACGATAACGACGAGGTTGTGCTACTCGCGGCGTCTACGTACTGGCCAGGACTAGGGCCGTTGTATGTGGACGATGTGCGGATGGTGTTCAGCCGACCCGGTGAGGTAAACGAGCAAATCGGCGGCGTCTTTCAGGCCACAAACCGCGACGAGGGCGCGGACACGACGAGCGTGGTCATGCAGGTCAAGCCTACATTTACCACCTATGATGACCGCGTTCTTAGTCCCTCAGACTTGACAAATGTTCCACAGCCCAAGCTCGAATTGTCTATGCTAGACGATTACAACGTGGGCTTGGGTATCGGCGTGGTTACGACAGAGGCAAAACTTATTGCCAATGAGGTTACTGTCGGGAACCCAAACCTACCGTCCGCGGTGCCCACGCGTGTTGACGTGTACGCGAGCGACGTTGACATTCACGCCACCAACACCCGCGCCCTGGGGTCGCTCCTGTCTACCACCGTCAAGTCTACGAGCAACTGGAACACGGCAATCTCGAACGGGGATTACATCTCCGACTACAGCGCGACAGGTGCCCCGGTTCTGAGTCCGCCCCTTAGCGTATCGCTTTTTGGTAAGGTCACTACAAACGGTGTCAATCGGATGCGCCAGGAGTTGTGCATTGCGAGCCTGGCCTTTGACGGCAGAACCTGGGTGCGCACGAGTAGCACCAACGGCGCGAGTTGGGGCGCCTGGGCTGAATACAGGGTCGGCCAGGAGGAACCCTACTCCGTTCCGTGGAGCTACGCAGAGGTTGCGCCCGCCTGGTCCATTCCATCGAGCGTTAGTGTCGCGCCCATTTCCGCATCGACGGTTAGTGACGCGGGGATGGGGTTCGGCTCCAATCAGTACACCATTGGCGAGGCCGGATGGTACGACCTTGAGGCGAATATGCTCGTTACGCCCGGGTCCGCTGGCCTGGGTACCGGCATCATCCTGGGAGCTATCCAGGTGAACGGGTCAAGCCTGGGGCTTTCCACGTCCCGCGAATGGCCACAGTCCAACAACCAGTTTACTATCCTGTCCCGGGCCAAGAAGTCTCTAGACGTGGGTGACACCGTGCGCGTCGTGATGGCCCGATCCTCGACGGTGACCGGTGCGGTCCTTGACAGCCTAAGTCTGTCGGTTCGGCGCATCAAGTAATGCATTCGTTGTCTCATTATGTTAAACTGGATTAGAAGCTTTTAAGGAGTAAATTTCATGGCTATCTACAACCCATTCTCACGTAGTTACAAGGTTACGAACTCGTGGTCAGTCTATCACCGCGCCGTTGACTATAACACACCGGTAGGCTTTCGCTTCGGCGCGCCTTACAGCGGCACCTACTACCGGCTACCCAGCGAACTATCGCGCACAGACAGACTAGCCGCTGGCGTGTGGGGCGAGCTTGTACTAGCGGACGGTCGGCGTATCAGATTCTGCCATCTCAAAAAGCACATCGCCGCTAACGGAGCGCGAGTCGTCAAGGGCCAGATTCTGGGTGAGACAGGCAACACCGGGTACGTTATTCCTCGTCCCACAGTTTGGCGTCCGTATAATGGCGCCCACGTCCACACGTACGGACTGACCCGCGCAGGCTCTCGCTGGAACTGGACGGCTGGAACTGAGAAGGTCGCTACCGGCACGGTGGCGCCCGCTAAGGGACTGAACCTGCGTACCAAGCCGAGCACTCGCGGCAAAGTACTGGTGACAATCCCAGCCGGGGTCAAGCTGGTTAGCCGTGCGGTGAGTGGCCAGTGGTGGAGCGTGTCCTACAAGGGTAAGATCGGGTGGGTCCACGCGGCCTACCTTAAGTAAGGTTTATTATGGCGGGTACAACAGCTAAGGGTATTGCCTACCCCACAACAGGCGACCTCATCGATAACCTGCACAGTGTGTTCACTACGCTGGCATCCAGCGTGGATACGGTGCTTAATGGCTATGTCACCACGGCTAGCATCGCCCTAGAAGCCGACGTAGTAGCTGGTACGTCCACCACTAAAGTAATCTCCCCTAAGGCGTTGGCAGACGCCAACGTTTACACAGGAGATACCGGGTGGACCGACATTGCCGCGTCCGTAACCGCTGGGTCAGGCTGGACGAAAGGCGGATCGTTTCTTTGCCGCGCCAGACGCGTCGGCAACATCGTACAGATTCGCATGACGGGATTGACCAAGGCCGCATCACCCACACTGAGTGTGAGTGTGACGGGCAACATTGCGAACTCGCTACTGGTATCCGGCGTGCCAGCACAATTCCGACCGGCAGAAGACGTAGCATCGCTTGCTAGCGGCGGTGGGGGCCGCGCTAACGCGTACTACCTTAACGCAAGCGGTAGCCTCTACCTAGCCGCTGTAACACCCGCCGCTAACCAGACGGGCACAGTCAACCTGCCTACCAACGAGGAAGTATCCTGCGGTGGCATGTTCTTCGGAGCTTAAGGAGGATGAATGAAATCATGGACGAAACCGTAAGTAACACTGCACTTATCAGCCTGGGGCGTATCGAAGCAAGGTTGGACGCTATGGCGGAAAAAGAAAATAAGACGGGCGACCGCCTCGACAGGGTTGAGGCGGTGCTTGCTGATCAAAATGTTAAGTTCACTAGGCTTGAAGGTGTAGTTGGAGAGATTAAGAACAACCAGAAGCCCAAGACGCCGTGGTGGCTAGTCCTTGGAGGCGTAGCCGCAACCATCACAGCTCTGCTTGGTTTCTGGACGCTGTTCAACGTCGCGGTCGATCTGTCGGTCGTCGGACAATAAGTAGGAGAGAAGTATGGAATACAATCTAGGAAGCGTCGTAACTAACGCGACAGCACGTAAGATTCTCTACGGCCTGTACGTCATCGCTGGCCTCATCATCGGTGGCGCAAGCGTTGCGTACCCGCTCATCGGAGCAGGCGTAACGCCCGACTGGGTGACCGCTGGCCTCGCCGTGCTGGGCTACCTGGCTATCCCGTTTGGTGCTCTAGCGCTCGCTAACGTCGGCACGCCGGTCAGCGTGGGTTACGACAGCGAGGAAATCTTCGTAGCGGAGGAAGAGGTCATCTAACTTTCCCAAGCGGGTTTAGGCCCCCAAGCGAAGGGTAGGTGTCCCTATCTACGACGAAAGCCCCGGTTAACTACCATAGTTAACCGGGGCTTTCTAGTTGGCACAGTCTGTAGGAGTCGAACCCACGCTTCTCGGGTTGGAGCCGAGCGTGCTACCGTAACACTTAGACCATATAGCTGAGGACAGTTTTAAGAGTTAACTCGCGTTGCTCTGAGCGTAGGGTGTACTCATCCTGTAGGCTTGTTAGTTGACCAGTAGCCTCACGCCGCTAGGGCGAAACTGTTTGATGTTGTGATAACATCATACCACATTTTACAGCGGCGTGTCAACCCCCAGCTTGCCAGCGATCTGTTCCAGTAGCGCTACAGTGTGCAGTCCTAGCACCACCTGGGTGCTGAGCAGTACATTCTGTGCGGCCTCGCTATGCCCCTCAAGCTCTAGCTCTCGGCTGACGCGTAGACCTTCCTTAACAAGTTCGCCTAGGCTCTTGGTGTTTTCTGTGTCGGGCATTAGCTTGCTTTCCTAGTGTCGAGCGCAGACTGTAGGGGCTTGTTGCCTCGTGACCAGCCTCCGCAGTTGTCGCACGAAAATAGTTCGTATTCCTGTACGAATGTGTATGTATTGGTGCCGCTCTTTGTGAGAGATTCGTGTGCGCAGTAAGGGCAGTCGCCACCTTCCGTGGAGAACATACCCATGTGGGGGACGTTCGTGAGCCACGGCAACAGTCGCACGTACAGCCGCTCTGTCAGCCGCACGTCGCCCTCGTTGTACTCGCGCATCTTGGCCCACGCCTCAGGGTCACCGCCCATGCAGTCGATCCATAGCTGGAACCCCGCGTGCTCAACCTTGGCGCCCACTCCGGTAGCCTGGGCGATGTAGTCCAGCTTCCTGCTGGGTAGATCGAACCTGGCTCGGTTGGTCTTGAACAGGTCGATACTACGGAACGGCTTTGGCGGGGCCAGCCCGGCCTGTAGGAACTCGTTGTTGAGTCGCTTAACATCGTAGCGATCACCGTTGTAGGTGATCACAACGTCGGCCCGGCTGAGCAGGTCGTGGGCCGCCCTGACCGTCGCCGCGTGTCCGTTGTCGTAATCGCTGTAGTACAGCACTTCGTCATCGCCTAGCCACTTGGCGGCGAAGCACATCATGCCGCCTGGGTCGATCAGCATACTGTCTGGAATCCAGTCGGCTTTCTTCGACCACACGTACGCCTGCATGGGCTTGGACTCAATGTCGATTGTCAGAACCCGCGCGCGTGGTAGCACAATATCGGCGTGGGCGGTAGGGGCGGCGTCGCCGTAATAAAGCTTACGATACTTGTTCACTGAGGTCTTACCGGTCAGGAGGATACGAGCGGCTTCGCGGCTACTCACGTGCGCCGTAGCGTCGATTTGTTCTCGTGTTAGAAATGCCATTCTACCATCCTAGCATACGAAAAAGGCCCCGTCAAGGGGCCTTAATCATTAAAGAGCTGTGATCAGATCAGGTCTAAAACCTGACCAATGTGAGCCATCCGGCGCCACAACCACAGGAGCTTGCAAGTACCCAAGCTCTTTCGTGATGAAATCGTATGCCTCACGGTTCTCCGAGATATCGGTGACGTTGTACGGCGTGCCTTGCTTATCTAGCACCTTGTATGTCATTTCGCACTGCACACATGAGGGCTTTGAAAAAACCTGTACCAAGCTTATTAACCTTTCGATGGGATGACGAATCCCCGGCTCAGATTGTGTCATGAACCGGGGATTCGTTGGGGCTATGTACCTATATCAGTATAGCATAGATCGGTAGCCACGGGAGGATTTGAACCTACCTGTCTTCGACGTATCAGATCGACGCTTATACCGGAATTAGCATCGTGGCTATGGTCCCCCTGCCAGGATTCGAACCCGGACCCGTAGGCTTAGAACACCCTAGGTGATCCATCCAGAGGGACAGTATTTAGTTGGCGTAATCGAACGGAGAGACAGTACCGTCTAGGTAGTGAATGTAACCCTCGTGATCCTTGGCCCACTTGTAGTCACCGTAGACGCTCTCGCGCTCAAGCGGCGTGATCACTCCGTCTACGATCAGACGACCATAGACGCTGGGCGACTCCGATCCCGAGCCCCACGCCTCCGACCAACGAGAGCCACAGCACTCGCAGTCACGGCTGTAGTTACCGTCCTCGTCGTAGCTGTCGAAGTACAGACCGATGCGCTCGGCGCGGTCATTGGCCTCTTCGGCGCTGCCTGCTTCGATGATGACGTAGGGACCGATACCGTCAACAGCGTCTTCGAGGAAGAAGCCGCCGCTGTTGTTCTGGTGGAACTCATAAAACATGATCTACTCCTAGTTATTTTGTACGGTTAAGTGGACGTACCTACTGGATTCGAACCAGCGTGCGCGGGGTTGCAATCCGCTACCTAGCCTCTCGGTCAAGGTACGGTGGTGGGTGCGGCAGGTAACGATCCCGCCTCCCAAGATTAAAAGTCAAGTGCTAATCCTTCTCAGCTACACACCCAAAAATAAATGGCTCACAGACCTGGATTCGAACCAAGGCGAACTGATTCAGAGTCAGTCATGCTACCGTTACATCATCCGTGAGCGCCCCATCCGGGATTCGAACCCAGAATTTCACCTTCGTAGGGTGTTAGTTTATCCGTTAGCTTAACGGGGCCTAATCCGCACAGTGTTCACAGCCTGCGCAACGCTGTTTATGTGTTCTGTCTCTGTGACAATTAGCGCAAACTAAGTCACACTTCATGCTTTCTTTTAGCTGTCTTTCGTAGGAAATAGACGAGCCTTCCCCTAGCCCAAACGCTTTCTGTGTCGGGTCGCGGTGATCGAAGTCCATTTGCCAGGGTTTGCCCGCCAGTACACAATCTACGCAAGCGCTACCATGCGCCTCGATTAATTTTACCTTTGTGCGTTGTCTCCACGCAGTTACCGGGTGCGTCATGCTCTCCCCCTTGGAATCGAACCAAGCCCTGATGGTTAACGGCCACCTGCTCCGCCTTGGAGCTGAAGGAGAATAACCTCACACACTACCGCCGTGCTACTGAGGAATAAGTGAGGGTTCCTACTCTCTTCGTGTCACCCACAACCACTGTCCTCCCACTAGGAATCGAACCTAGCCTGCAACCGTGTAAAGGTCGCGCCCGCCCAACGACAGGAGGTTACATAGTGGCCGATACTACCGGTTACCATTTCGGGATACGCTGTACCTGTTATCTAATGGAAGGCCACCACAGTGCCGACGACAGGAATCGAACCCGCATACTCCATATTACAAGTATGGTGCTAAACCAGTATTAGCTACATCGGCGTGTATTTAATTGTTACTTTCTACGCTTAGGATCATACAGCACTTCATCGAAGATTGCAAGGTGCTTCTTGTTGAAGCTGTACATTTGCATTCCCTGTCGCGCCGTCCACCCGTACCCTGGCAGGTTGTCCGTCAGCGTTGTGCGGGGTATGCCCGTTGTGTAGGAGACTTCGCGGTAGCTCGCGCCGTCCTCAAGCAAGGACTTGGCGAACTCCCAACCCTTATCTGTGTAGTTGTGTGTCTTCGGACGACCCGTAGGGCGACCTGTCTTTACGTATCCCATGTGCGGCACGGGAGATTCGAACTCCCACTAAATCGTTGGCAACGACTTGTGCTAACCGTTAAACACTAGTACCACGTGCGGTAACAGAGACTCGAACTCTGCCTTTCAGTTTGGAAGACTGACGTGCTAATACCACTAACACTACTACCACGTGCCCCCGGTAGGTAACGATCCCACGTCTACAGGTTAAGAGCCAGTTGCTAATCCATCTCAGCTACGGAGGCATGTGTGGGCCGACCAACTCCCACCGAGTATTTCTACCCTGCGTTTTCCTCCTAATAACCGAGGTTTGAGGTCGAGTGCGCGGAAAGTGGGAGAGTCGAACTCCATACCTTGCGGTACGATCTGTTTAGCAAACAGGCCAGGGCACCAACCCTGTTCTACCTTCCAAGTTTTGAGTACCCGCGCGTGGACAATAAAGTGCTCGCTTCTTCGCCCGTAGTCTAACGACTGTGCGCGGGTACCCAAGTTTTTAGTTATTAAGCGGCGAGTGCAGGATTCGAACCCGCACGACCCAGGAGGTCATCAAGCTTTTCAAGAGCCATAAGTACGCCAATACGACTCGCCAAATGGTTAGAGGCCCGATACTTGTAAGTACCGGGCCTCTGCCAACCAACACAGAAAGGAGGAATTTAACCCAGCACAAAGGCCCCGACGTTATTGCCGGTGCGCTTCGACTGGATCGTGATGAACATACTGTTATTCTAGCACAACTTTGACGGTTTGTCAACAGTTAACTGTAGCCCCGGAGAGATTTGAACTCTCAATCCTTTCGGCACCAGTTTCTAAGACTGGCGTGTATACCGTTCCACCACGGAGCCGTACGCGGGGAGGGATTCGAACCCTCACACCCAAGCTTTTGAGGCCCGGAGGTATACCGTTCCCATCACCCGCGCGTATTAAATTGTTAGGAGGGTAGCCCCTCCGTCATCACACGGAACTTCGTGCGACGCTTGCGACCCAGCCACTTGGCACCCATCTGGGCTGTCTCCCGCGCGCTGTACAAGAACGGTGATCCGTCCCGCATGAGTGCAGTCTGGCGAGTCTTGATGTCGATGAGATAGTACATGGTACTCTCTTTCTTGTTGGCGAGTGGTTTCGGCTGGTAACGATCCAGCAACTCCGGGACTTCAATCCAGCGTGTATCCATTAACACTTCAAAACCGTGGTGGGAGCACTTAGGGTCGAACTAAGCTACCGTTGTTTTACAGACAAGTTGCGCACCCCGCGCACTTACTCCCGTACTCCCAAGGGGATTCGAACCCCTGCCACCCGGTGTGAAAAACCGGCATCCTAACCACTAGACCATGAGAGCGTACAACCGGTAGCATACTCTTCTGGCTTACGATCCAGTACCCTTTGCTATGAAATGGAAGAACGCCCTCGGTTGTCCGACGTTCCGACTCTGAGTGGTATACCTTGCGGCAGTGACGATACTCAGCCCGCGTACTCCGTAGGGGTTTCGATCCCCTGACAATAGGTTGAGAACCTAACGTGTTGCCATTACACCAACGGAGCATAAGAATGAAAACCCTGCAGCTTTAGGCCCGTTTCAGGGGCGATCTTCATTCTAGCGAACCTAACGGGTTACGATCCCGCTTCCTTCCGGCTGACAACCGGGCGCTTATCCATTCAGCTTTAGGTCCAAGATGCAGTTGTCGGAGAATTTCACGTCCGAATCGAAGCGGTTCTACCGGCAGGGCCGGGTCCGTGACGCTCTTATTGAGCTACAACTGCAAGTGGGGTGAACGACGGGAATCGAACCCGCGACGGACTGACTCACAATCAGGCTGAACTGCCAGCAGTTCCCCGTTCAACGTCTAGGTGGCAGGATTCGAACCTGCGGCCTTAAGCTTCCAAAGCAAACACTCTGACCAAACTGAGCTACACCTAGTTATGTGGATACCCTAACAGTTAGCACCGTATGTACGGCCTGTGTCTTGGGATTGTGACTCACGCCCCCGCAAGGTTTCTGGTCTGGTATCCTCTGCCTCCCACCTCGCAAACCTTTTTCGGTGGGCTGTGCTATTTAGTTTTTAAAGTTGCCGGGGAGGGATTCGAACCCTCGATTTCGAGATTATGAGACTCGCGTCGTAGACCTAGCTGGACCACCCGACAATACCGTGTAGGGGCTGAGAGTACACCCTACAATGGCAAGCTTTCGTTGGATTATTTGTTCCCAACTTCTCCACAGTATCCCTACTGTACTTACCGCGCCTGGTGGATTTTACGGGGCACCACCCCAGAATCAGAAAGCTACTCCACAGGTTTGACTTCGTAAAGGGACCGCTAAACCCCTAAACTGCACTACTCCCTTATGAACTACCTTGGCCTTGCGAGCTTCCAGTAGCCTCAGTTCCCGTGTTAGGGCTGAGGATTAAGACGCTTTCACTCTCTGACGGAACAGGCTTTCGCTTGTATTTTGAAATACCATTTTCAATATGGAGCACCCTATAACCCAGGTGCGGGGCATGACAGAGGACGTGCTGTTCCATGAAGTTCCGTAGGCTTTTGACCCACAGTATGCTTCACGCCCTCATGCTTTCGTTGGCGACTACTCACACTCTCCGCTACTTTCCGAACTGCCGTCCGTGCCGTAGTTTCATGGTGACCGCCCTAGTTTGCCGACTCGGACTTATCACCCTGCGTTGAATACTCAGGCTTACTAGATGCCAGTCTATGCCTAGACTCGCTCCACCGGTTGGCCCTGCGATTTACACTTCGCTCACCTGAGTAGTGACCGTTACGATCACTTAATCATTGCATTGCGTAGTTTACCCTTGCGGGCGGAAGCTTTGTCGAACTTCCTTTCACCAACTCACGTTGGCTTATGGGCTACGCCCCAACACATTGCTGTGTCGTGGACCCACGGGGACTTGAACCCCGCGCCTTCTGCTTGCAAAACAGATGCTCTACCGGATGAGCTATAGGCCCGTATTTACTTTGTACATATTAGCAGAGGCCGGATACTTTGTCAAGTACCCGGCCTCTACTTAGATGTAGTAGATGGTTTTAGGTACACGAATCAGCGGCATCCTCGAATGCCGGGTAGAGTTCGTGTGTCTTAGTCATGTGTACTATCATAGCACAACTTTCTGTGGTTGTCAAGAGATTGGCTGGCTGGTTGTTTTTAACGATTAAATATGTTACGATTGTAACACTATGTCAGCTAATCCTAACAATGTATACTGGGCAACCATTCGCAAACTCGACGCTAAGTACGACTACCTAGAGGTAACACAAACTTCAAAAAGTCGGTGGAGCGTTACCATTGACGGTCACGACTACTCCGTGCGGACAAACTCCACCGACTTTTGGACTATCCTTGCCGCCGCCTTCAAGCTTCGTGAGAAGCGTCTAGCTAAGCTAGCTCTACAGGCCACTCAAAATCTAGAGTAAGCACCCAGCTTGTGGCTGTCTGCCACCCGCCAAGTTGACGCTCTTCGACGGTATCCAGCTCAGCTTCGGTGATCGTTGCCGAGTCTAGCACACTGTCTGGCAGATTGTCAAGGGCCTCTAGGATACCTCTCAGGCTAGTAGCCTGGATCGTGTGTTGTCCCTTAAGAATCATTTGCGTTCTTCCTCTACACGTTCTATCTCCCACTCAAGGTAAGCTTTAGCCTTGAGCAAGTCTTCCAACTCGTTGCCCTTGTACGGCGCCCTCAGCACATACTTCAACACGTTACCCCTCAGGAACGATTCATGTCGAGTAATCTCGATAGTTTCGATGCCTGAGGGGTGTTGTGTGTAATGAGCAGGGTGCCTTACTTTGTCGCTCACTCGCCGTAGGTCTTACCGTTCACGGCTTCGTGGATCGTGATGAGCGCGTCAATGGCGCCTTCGTACTCAGCCTTCTTACGCTGGAAGACACGGCTGTACTGGACCTTGTTTGGCCCATCCATCGATTCCAGCACGAAGGCTAGGGCCTCGCTGTACTCAGTGATCTGCGATTCGATCAGCTTGAGAAAATCCTCTGGGGTTGCGATCTTTGCCTGCTTCGTAGCGGCCATAATGTTGTCTCTTTCTGTTGGTTAACTGAGGTCGGACCAGGAGGTCCCGATGCTGTAGTCTGATAGGAACGGCACGGCGTCGCCGAGAACCATCCTGCCTGTCTTGCGTAGTTGAAGTCCTACATAGCGACCGATTGTGTCGGCGTTATCGGACGGACCCTCGATCATCATGGCGTCATGGACCAGGTTAAACAGCTTGTAGCCTGCATCCTTGAGGGACGGGTTGATACGGATCGCGGTTGCCAGCAGGATATCACTTGACGTACTCTGCGGCAAGAACGACAGAGCTTCGCGCTCGATGTTCCTGTAATTTTTAGTTGTTACAACTTCCGACTGGAAGCGGCGCCCGAACGGATTGATCAGCAGGTCACGGCGGCTGGGTATTCTCGCCGCCGCCTTAACGTCTTCGCGCCACTTAGCAAAGCCTACCGCAACAGCCATGTAGTTGTCAATGATCCTCTGGGCTTCCCAGGTCTTCATGCCTAGGGACTGCGCGATAGCTGGTGCCTGGCGACCGAACGCTAGACCGTACTGAACCGCCTTAACCTTCGTCCGGGCCTCTTTGTGGAGGACCGGACATTTCTCTTTGTAGACTTCGATTGACCCGAACTCGTGGACGATCTGCGGGAACGCTACAGGCATAAGGTGACTGTCAAAAAAGTCTCCCGCCCCTTCCTGTAGCGCCCCGATCATCCACTCGTCGTTAGACAGCCGCGCCATGACCCGGAGTTCGGCCTGCGACAAGTCGATGTTAATCATCACCGTCTTCATCTGGTTCCTCCCCCTCATCGTCTGGCGGATTGGGCGTGAACCCCATCTGCGTTCGCGTTTCTAGGGTGTGCGTTTCGGGTTCCTCTACTTCGAACCCGCCGTGTATGATCGTGCACAATACCTCACCGGCATCGTCACCTACATACTTGATAACCGTAAAGCCCTTCACTCTATTCCTCGATCCGCACAATTTCTCGAACGCGCTTGTCTCGCGGCATGTTCTGGGCGTTGGGCTTCGTGCTGGACAGGCGCCCTGTGGACGTACCGTGCACCAGGAACGTAGGGCGCACCCTTGCCTGCGTATCGCCGTCGAGCTTGCGGGCCTGGGCGCCCCAGCCCTCGGCGTAGGTGCTGTTCTGCTTGGCCAGCCCCCGGTACTCTAGGAGTACGTGACACCAGTCCGCGACAGCGGCCTCGGGGTTGTTTTCGATAAGCTCTGCCAGCGTGGCCTCGTTAGTCGAGAACACCACCCTGCCGAACCGGTCAGAAAGTGCTCGCTTTACCTGGACGGGACTGTTAGGGTTGAACTTAACATCACCCGCACCCTCCCTAAGCTGGTCGAGCATCAAGTCCATCGTCTGTATATTGGCACTACGCAGACTCTCTGCCGCCTGGAAGCTAAACGGGATACCGTTCATTTCCACTTCGAGCAGAAGCTCCGCGAGCGCCAACTCAAACTCAAACGCTTTCTGGTTCTCTTCGTCCGCTTCGATCTGCGGTGCGAACAGTTCCCACAACTTGTAGGTCCAGTACACGTCCCACCCGTTGTAAGTAATCAGAGCACCCCAAGGGATAAGCTCGTAATGACCTCCACCCTTGGTGTGCTTGTTGATACCCTCTTCCCAGTCCGGTGCGCCGTAGTATCTACGTGCGAGAATCTTGAGTCCATGCTCACCCGCCGCGTGGTTGAGTACGTGATGGGCCAGCATCGTGTCGAACCATACGTGCAACTCAACACCCAGTACTCTGTTCAGCACGCGGGTATCGAATTTGCCGTTGTGGTAGATGCCCTTGGTGAACTTAGGTAGCGCCTCTTTGAGCATGTCCAACATGCTCTCGCTAAGGGGCTGGCTACTACCGTCTGTTGCAGGGTTGTGATATACCACGGGGTAGCACCCATCCTGATACAGCGCGACGGAAATGACCTCTACCTCTTCCGCCGTGTGTGACCTTCCCAGGTTACCGTTTGTTTCAATATCGATAGCCGTGGGCTTGTAGAAGTCGAAGTCGAATAGCGCGGGGTGCGCGGCTCCACTAGCATAACCAGCGGGCTTGATGTGCTCCGGTGGTGTATGCACACCATTGAAGTACAACTGCAACGACGACGTGAGCACCGTAGCCGCATTAGCTTTGGCCATGATCTGGGCGATGGAGTACGTGTAGATATACTCGTTGTCGAAGACCGCCCGTTCTGGGGCGCGCGAGCCGAACACAAGGACACGACGAGGCGACGCGTCGCTGGGCTTAAGCTCTACGAACTTAACGTCGTCGTACCCGTTAGCTTCCTTGATGTTTTTTAGGACTTCAATCGCTCGGGGAGTCGGCTCCTGCTCTGAGTAAATCCAGCAGATTCGGTGTTCCATATACTGCCTCCCTTACTGCGTTTAGTGGCGTACCTGTGAGTTGACTGATCGCCTTGATGCTCGTGCCGTTACTGCTGGCAAGCTGGACCAGCGGCCTGTTGACCTCCTGGTTATCCCGCCAGTCAACCGCGATGAGCCACAGTACATGTAGTGCATCGGTCTTCCAGATGCGGTTAGGCCAGGACATGTTCGTATGCAAGCCCATGTGTTTCTTTGCAAGGTCCACCGTTACGTCCAGGACCGCGCTGACTTCTGTCGGAGTGAACAGGCCGAAGGCCGCCAGCTCTTTGACGGCCTCCGGCTTACTGTGCTTCATGCCACGACGACGAAGGTCGAAGTACCAACTTGCTGTCTCCAACGCCTTAACGTAATCAGTCTCCATAACTCACCTTCAATGTCCATCGTGACCCGTTCTTTTCACGGGTAAGTACACCGCGCTGTTCCAGCGCGGCAATCATTTCCTCAAACTCGAACGGTCGCTTGTCCGAGAACGAACGGTAGGCCACAGCGTAGGACACCGAGCCACCCTTGTTGTTGATAAACGCTTCCAGCTTGTCCACGTCCCTCTGCCACTCGGACTCAGACACCATGCTCGCCATAGTGATCGCGTTCGTGATCCACTCACCTGCATACCCAATGGCATGAAGCATGTGACTCAACTCGATCTTACGGGCTTTCTCGTCCATCGCAAGGATAGCCGCCAACTTGAGTGTCGCGTGCACCGTACGCTCGGAGGTAGTCGCAATGATTTCTGCGTACATAGTCTCGCCAGCGCGCTTACGCACGTCCGCTTCGTACTGCTGGTACCTAGTCCACGCCTCAGGTGTAGCCCTCATGGGCACCGTGTCACCTTCGCCACCGTACATTTCCCAGTAGGCGCGACGACCGCGTAGATGCTCCATCAGCCCCTCGAAGACAACATCTTCCTTGTCCTCTTCCTCGCTTGACTGCTCGATAGGTGCGGGGCGGTAACCCTCAGGGCGCGAACCCAGAATGTACAGAAATCGTGTGAGGAATCCCGACCGGAAGTTGGTCACCGTGAGCACGTCTGTAGCCTCGGAAAGAATGCCCATCATGAACATGATAAAGGAAACCGGCACGGCTTCCTGGACTTTCTTTTCACCCGACGCCCGAACTCGACCGTCAGCCCAACCATCGTACAGCTTCGTGAACGCTTCCAGCCCGCCAGACATGTACGACTGGTGCAGGAGTTCCTTGAACAAACCCTGGACCTCATCGCGGTCGAAGACGGTAGCCTTGTTGGCGCGGTCCAGCAGAGCCAGACCAATACCACTCGGCGTCACGTCGCTACCGATGCTGTAGTTGGTGTCCTCAGTACGGAGTGCGCGGAACGCCTTGTTCATGTACGAGCGCGCCGTGGACTTTCGGTCCAAGGTTGAGCGTCCCAGTGTCATCGTCCAGATGTTCAGCTTCATCGGACCCCACTGCGGGGTCGCGTGACCGTACTCGGAGTAGACCGCCGACATGACGGTGATAGCCGCCGCGCGGTGGTACTCTACCGGTGCGTCCGTCTTCGTGCTGGCCCACTGGCACCACAGGTCGATGAAGTTGATCTGACCACGGACGAACTCGCGCTCTTCCTCGGTCAGAAACTCGATCTTCCCCACGGTGCCGGTGGTCTTGCGCTGTGCGGGCTCTTCCTCGTCGTAGTATCCCTGCTCGATATCCCACGAGTAGTCAGGATCGAACGCGGCATTTTTAGCTTTTAGAAGTGCGGTGTCCCACAGCCCCTTGAGTCCGCGCGGGTCTTCACCGTTGAACTTATTGGACGGTGAACCCCACGCGATAGCCATGACCTCACGGTCGTCCAGACCCAGCCGGTACAACTCACACATGAGGCGGAACAGGGCTTCACTACGTGAGTCCCCGTGCGGCGCCTTGAACACCAGGTCGTGTAGACCAGCGCTACTCGGCAGACCGTTGAGTAGCTTCGCACGGTTCTGCTGGATGAACTCGGGCAGGTTGTCGGGCATGTCCCCAACACTGGCCTCGTACGCGTCCGCAACCTCGGACTCGGGGTACAGATCAGTGAGGTCAGCGAACCCTGTCAGCGTGTCACCTAGGACCGCGCGCGTCACTGTGACAATGGCGCCGGGGTGCTTGCTGTTGCTTGTCCCGGGCACGCGCATGAGCTTCGCAGGGTTGATGTAGGAGGGGTCGCACCCCTGGTCCTTGTGAACCTGTGCGATACGGCGGTTGAGCTTTGCCACCTGAGCCACATCGCTGTTGTCAGCGAGAGGCCAGTACACCTGGTACCGACCTGGACTGGACTCGATGATAATGTCAGGCTGAGTGCGGAAGTTCTTGGGTTCGCAGGTGTCAGCGTCAGCGCCCGCTACTCGCAGGAGCTTGGCGTATTCCTTGTGTCGATCCTTTTCAGAGAAGAGGCTCGGGCTGAACCACACGTCGCCGTGCTCACTCGTCCACACAAAGTCGGACATGTCTTCGAGTTGTTCGGGGTACTCGAACCAGTAGTCGGAGGCGGGCTTGCCGTCGCGGTTAGGCAGGACGATAACGGCGTAACCCTCGCCGTCGCCAAAGATTGCCTCAAAGAATTCGCGGGCTTCCACTAGACCTCCCAATCTTAATGGTTAAAAGTAAAATGTTTTTTGTTGCTAGCGAATGTATAAACTTAACAAACGGCTAAGGCCGGACACCATATTCCAGGTGTCCGGCCTTGAGGGAGCTAGCTCTTAGAGCTGATCCCAACCCTTTTTCACGGCGGGCTCAGTGATGCCGCCGCCCGACTTGATCTTGCGCACACCGGTCACCCGGTTGTTGATGTACGGCTTGTTTGTCTCGGGGTTGATCTTCTGCGATTCGGTCTGACCGATCTTCGCAATGACCTCGGTACCCAGGACTTCCTTGAGGTTGTCAGGAACCTCGACAGTCTTGGTTTCCTTGTCAACCTTCCAGCCGACAGCCTCAGCGAACGCCGTCAGCGTCCAGCCGTTCTTCGCACCAGCGAACAGCGGCACATAGTTGTACCGGATTTCGCGGCCCTTGAACTCGCCGTCCTCCACGACCTTAGCCGTGTAGGTGAACTGCGGCTTGCCCTTGTTGTCACCATTCTTGACGGTCGTTTCCTCGATATCGAAGATCGACACGCGAAGCTTGGCGTCGGTGGGGATCGGCGCGTAATCGCCGTTACCCTCAAGGGCCTTGTCGTCTACTCCGATGGAGCGTACCATATGCTATCTCTTTTCTTTCGTTGGTTGTTCAGTATTCGAACTCAGGATCGTAAAGTCCTGAGAGTACCACGGCTTCCAGTATATCGTCTATGAGCGTATCCGCCTGCTGTGGGCTGAGCCAGATTGTGTAATCCGCCTCTACATCGGTGATCTTAACCTGCGGGATCGTGATGTACTCGTCGCTACTGGGGTCTTCGAACTTGCTCTCTACTAGTTCAACAGTAATCATGGTCCAGAAATTCCCATCTTACTTACCGCTTTCCTTCGCTATGAGGATCGCGGACTGGATATCAAACAGCGTCACACCCTGGTTTCCCTGGGCTGGGTACAGCACTGGCTCCAAGCCGAAACGGTTCTTGGCAACCACGTTCTGCGTGCCGTCTACCTGCAACGCGCGGACTCGATTGCCCTCGTCGTCGCTGGTGTAGAACGTGTACCCGATGAGGTCGGGCACCGTGGGGACCTCGCTACGAGCGCCACCGGCCAGCTTCACCGTAGTGGTCATCTTGCCTGTGTTCTCGTCCTTGTCCACCTGCGGGTGGGCGATGAAGATTGCCAGGAAGTCTGCGTGGTGCATGGAACGAACAAAGTCCATTGACCACTCAGCCAGCGCGTCCCACATAGCGAACGTGTTGGTGGGGTACTGCCGCTTGAACTCGGTCTTGGCGCGCTTCTGCGCCACGTTGAGCGTGTCGAAGATCACAGTCTTGTACTCGTGCTCTTCGGTGAGTAGCTGTTCCCTGATGTACTCAAGTTTCTGGAACGTGTCAGCCTTGACGATATCCACGTTGGGATACCGGCGACCGACACCAGCGAATGAGCCCTCGATATCTACAGCCAGGACCGGCGCGTAGTCCTCAATCTCATCGGCAGACGCGGCGATCCAGGACTTCCCCGTGCCGTAGTCTCCGAACAGAATGAGCGAGTTGATCCGGTCAACGTCTGTTGCCTTCACGATTGAATCCTTAAAACCTAGGGCCATTACTGTACCTGTACCTCTACCTTGTTGTCGTACGTCTTCGTGATCTTGGCCAGCGCTTCCGGTGCCAGGAACGCGCGGGCCTTTGCTGTGTCGAGTGAACTCTTCGACACCAGCGTGTACACATCAGCCGCCAGGTGCTCCTGAGCCAGCTTGTCATCCAGTCGCGTGTTGGGTGTGATCTTTACCACCAGGGCGGGGCGACCAGCGTTGCTCTCGTCTACCAGCGCCACTGTCTCACCCTGCCGGAACAAGTCTTTTAGTTCTTGAATTTCGGCTTCGATATCGTCACGCTGTGACTGTAGCTTTGCGATGCGAAGTGCTGTCTCGTAGGGGTTCATGCCAACTCCCACTTGATACCGGCCTCAGCCGGGAGGTAGTAGAACCATCCGGGGTCTTCCGGGCTGAGTGTCTCTGCGTTGTCCCAGCCGACTGCGAATTCGCCCTCGTACTGGTAACGGGCAACCTCACCGTGACGGTCCTCGGGCGCCAACACAGTACCGAGCGTACCGGGCCGTGTGAGTCCGTCCATGCCGTGCTGATCGATCAGCAGTCGGACGCGTGTTCCAGGTTCCATGTTGTTCCCCATTCTTGTTGGTGTCACCACTCTAGCAGATGGATTCTGCGTTGTCAAGTGGGTTATGCTCTACCATTAACAGAGCACTGGAAGCAATCTTCGTGTGACTCTAGGTCGGACACCTCACCGTCACCCTGTAGAAACTCCCAGATGCTCTCAAGCCGCGTCCATGCTTTCACTGCGGCGCTCTCGTCGTAGTCGAACGAGTACACCCAGATATCATCGTCGGTCGAGCCGTCGCGGCAGATGAAGTTGAGCGAAATACGCTCGATCTTGACACCCTGCTTGTTCAAGCCCCACGCGTACAACTGAGTCTGATACACGTAAGCTGTCGGCACGCCGAAAAGCTTGTACTTTTTCAGCTTGTCCTTAGTGGTTGTCTTGTGATCGATAAGGTGGTTCTCTGCTACAAGAGCCAGGTCAGGCTTGCTGGAAACGGTACCGTATCCACTAACGGTACCCAGTACAATCTTTTCCTCAATCTTAGCGTCAGCCAGCGCTGAAAAGTGGTACGACTTTGGCCTGTCGATGTGCTTTTCCTCTTCCGCTTCCAGCGCATTGTGAATGGCGGTGCCGATACGCGCACCCAGCCACCACCTGTTGGGAACCGATGGTCCACCCGTCAGCGCGCGGCCTAGGCAGTAGTCACACGGGTTACTGATCTGACTTGCGCCGACCTTTCGTTGCTGGTCGCGCTCGCTTGGTGATTTCAGCAGGTCGATGATCAACCGCTTTACTTGTGCGTCCTCTAGTGGCATCTGCATCTTTCGTTTTATGACACGAACACGCGCACCCCTCCTGTTTGCAGAGTGGGTGCGACGTGTTGGTGATGTTTGGCCACAAGCAGAAACCGCTCATGGTCATGGGCTTGTGGCCCTCACCCTTTTTAACCATTAATTACGGCGGGCCTTTGTCATGATAGTCAGTACCACGCCCAGACCGATAACCAGGATCGCTACCCAGATGGGTCCAAGGTTAGGGTTGCCACCAGTCTCAGCCAAGCGTGCGGTTGTGGGTGTGACGACGGCCTCGGGTGCAACAACGGGCGGTTCAACCACGACTACCGGGCACTCGTCAACGGTTGCGGGACGCTCATCGATGAGCTCTTCAACAAGATCGTCAATGGACACCCACTCAAGAAGTCCCTCGTCCCAGACTGTACGCAACGAAGTGGTCTTGACGCTCGTCGTGATCACGGTGCTCGTTTCACAGTCGATGTACTGTGACGACGTACCGCTGATCTTGATAGGCGGCTGAGGGTACGTGATGATTGGGCACTCGACAGCATCGTGGTACACAGTCTCATACACGGCAGGAACCTCAGGTACACCAGGTAGGGACACCTGATCGATGACAACGATTTCCTCAGTGACTTCAGGGTGGTAGATGATTTCAGTCACAGCCTCGTGGTAGATGACCTCGGTCACAACCTCAAGGTAGAACCAGTCACCCTTGCCATGCCCACCGTGTGAGCGCCAGTAGGCACCCTCGACACCGACGTTGTGCGGGTCACCCTTGACGTTGGCCTGCCAGTCGTGACTCGGGAACGCGGGCGGCTCGGCAGAGTGATGAGGCCCGCCTGTCCATGAGTAGCGTTGCCAGTAGTCGAACACGACTTCCTCGTACGCTTCCTCGATGATCACGGTTTCCTCGTACGCCTCGGTCACGACGACAGTCTCAACGTGCGAGACTTCCGGTACCTCGGGGACAGCAGGAATGGCTGGGGTGACCAACACTTCCTCACTCCATGCCTCTGACGGTACGCAGACCTCAACAGTTGCAGACGCGGTTGCCGTACCAACCGCAACACTCCCCGCCGCGATTAGCAATACAGCCGCCACGCTTGCAGTGAATTTACGCATTAAATTTCCTCTTTCTTAGGGTCGGTGTTGTGCGACCACCCGTACTCGTGTGACGCGTGATTCACGCAGCGGTCCTCACCGTGCGGCGGGCTGTACGCGACCCAGTACCCGCCTACCCCGCAGACGGCGCACGTCTGGCCGCTCATGTTCCCTCTCCCTTCGGGGTAACGGGCAACCACGGACCAGCGGGGCGACGACGACGCAGGCCCGTGTCGGTGGGAGAGTCCGCAACCCACTCCTCGGCCATGCGGAGGCTGTGCGCGGGGGTGAACTCGCTGTGCGCGCTGTCCACTTCGTACTCGACGCCGTACTCCCATTCGGTGTCTGGTTCGGTGGGACGGTGAGCATCCGCCCCGACAAGGTAGCCGAGGATGAAATGTCGTCGCGCCGTGTACATCTCCGCGTACCCGTGTTCATCAGCGACGAGCCCGGCCTGCTCCACCTGTTCACGGGTACTCATGCGGCACCCACCAAGGACACGATGCCAACGGCGATCAGCCACCCCGCCGAACCGAAGACGGCAACCGCCACCAGGATGATGCCCAGCGAGATGAACACTGCGTCCCACCCAACCTTGATGCCGATCAGGATGAACATGGTCACGAACACCAGGGCAACGATGCCGATGCCTGCGATCAGCGCGATCATGCGGGCACAACCTTCCCCGGCTCCCAGTAGGTGATGTGCTCGGCGGTGTGCCAGTATTTCCCGTTGTCCAGACGTGCGGCCCAGAGACCGTCGTCATCGCGAACAGCGAACGGCACATTCTTGACGCCTCGGATGGTCGCGTTCACGATCACCGAACCCGGCTCGGTCGGCAGAGGCGCGGGCGGATACTCCGGGGACCACTCCTCTGGGTCGAAACTGTTGATACGCGAAGACCCCTCAACGCGGAAGTCCACCCAGGTGAAGGGTCTCTCGCCGCGTTCCGGCTCCTTCGTCACTTCTCCGTGGAGGACGGATTCCCCGTTGCGGATCACACACCGCCCCACACGCCACACGTTCTCAGCCATTATCTTTCAACCTTTCCTCTGTCGTTCGGCCACCCCAGATACCCTTTTCCTCTGCGGCGGTTGCATACTCATCACATAGTTCGATGTGCTTGCACCCCGCACACAGGCGTCGGGCGACCTCCTGGGGGATGGGACGGTTCGCCCAATTCTCAGTATACATGTCCGGGTCTTCGATACACGGCTGTGTACCATCCAACGCGAACAGCAACTTGAGATACTTGCGGCCAACCTCTGGATCTTCGTTCTCAAAGATCATTCGAGCAGGTCCGAAATTCGGTTAAGCAGAATCCGCGCGTCCCCCGCGTACTCTTCCTCACTGTCATACGTGGAGCTGTTGAAGTCCTTGATCAGCGTATCGATAGCGATCAGGGCTTCAAGAGCTTCCGTTTTCGCGCGGTCCAGCATGAAAGCGTCGGGCGTGATATCTACGCCCTTCGATTTCTGTAGCATCGACCACTCGTTGTACTCTTTTAGGAATTCAATTTGGTTGTCGTAGCTCATGATGCTTACGACTTGCCGGGGTTACGGATAGACCACAGACGCGTGTCCAGGTTCTCATAGAACTGTGAGTACGCCTCGGCGAACCCATCGTATTCGATCCGGTCGCAGAAGGTGTTGTTAACCGCCTCGTTGTAGCGACGACGACGCCCACCCTGCACCACGATAGCGCCCAGATACAGGGTAAACAGTGTCAAGAAAACGGACAGCCAGGGAGTTGCGGAAAAAAGCATAAGCGTCAACTGGAAGAACGCCAGGGCGCCGTAAACTACAGTCCAGCCCGTGTCACCCCTGGTCCAGCGGTCGTACTCTACAGTCGTTGTCGTTGTCATTTCTTAAGGCTCCTGTTCATTTTGATTGCTCGTTCAACCAGCGCACTTAGCTGGCCGTCGTCGTAGGTGTCTAGCGCTACGATATCGATACTGATTACTGTCTTGGTCTGCCCACGTCGGTGAAGTCGTCGGAATGCCTGCTCGTTGAGCATCATGTTGTCACTACGACTCAGCCACACCATAATGTGTGCTCTGTGCTGTAGACCGTCCACACCCTCACCGATAGATGCAATCGTCGCTACGATGTAGTCGATGCCCTTGTCGTTCTCGAAAGCGTCCAAGATTTCGTGACGCTCGCTCTCGCTTACGCCACCCGTCCAAGACACCGCGCGGTACCCGTCAAGAACCATCCTCGCCGCTACAATGTTAGCGTACCTTGCACTGTCTGTCAAGATCAGCATCGGCTCGGTCGGATGATCCCCGATGAACCCCATGAGTGCTTCGTACTTTGAGGACTTCATGTCGAGCGGAAAGTCCACTCGGTCGTCGGTAGGATCGTAGGACAACTCACCCAGGCTAGCCTGCCGCAAACGGATGCGCTTCACGATAGGCATGGTGATTACCAACGGGTTCTCACCGAACCATGCGATCATCGTTCGCTCGATCTGATCGTAGACCTTGCGCTCTTTAGGACTTAGAACTACCTCGATGCGATCCTCGATGGGTTCACCAAAGTCTTTTTCCAAGCGGACATAGCACGGCAAGACGTTTACGAAGGCGCCGGGCTCTTTCTCGCCTGTGATCTGGGTGCCTGCGAAGAAGTCCTCCGTAAGTTCACACCAATCACTGGCCCATGCCCAGAACGAACCGTGGCCCTCCATCTTAGGCCAAAGCCACTGGTGAATAGCATACATGCCAGAGAATTTGTTGCCCGCTGGCGTAGCGGACAGGGCCATGCGGTACTTGGCTTTCATACGCTTCATGTTACGAAAGCCTTGTGACTTGTGGTTTGCCCAGCGCTGGCATTCGTCATACGCCATGAAGTCCACCTTGTCCACGACCTTTACCAGTCGCTCGGAGACATTCTTCGTCTGGAAGTATTCCCTTCCGAAGATATACCAGCCAGCCTTAAGGCTTAAAAGGTCTTCCATCGCGCGCTTGCCAGCCACCAGGCTGTTGACGAACTTGACTTGTGCATCCGGGTACTGTCGGAGGATCGTGGATCGCCAGGAGTATTTCGTGTGCAACGGCGCGACGATGATCTTAACACCGTCCGCACCTGCTACCTGCTCAGCGACCTCAACAGTCACGACTGTCTTCCCTGTGCCGTACTGACTTGCGTTCAGCGCCGCCCGCGTAGGCTCGTTGACCATACGTTTGACTGCTTCCCGCTGTTCGGCGTCTAGCTCAATCCTTGGCTTCACTGTAGTACGTCCTAATCATAAACTCACAGGCGTCACGAATGGCTTCCAGCCGCTCGCGGGAACTGTTGTAATTGTCCGTATCATGGAGGGAGGTCCAGCGAATGGTAGAACTACCGTCATAGATAGCCATGTTGGTATGGCCCAAACGAGTTTTGTGGAACCAAACCCTTCGAGGTACGGCCTCCACAATCGACTCGTACGTATCAAAGTTTTTCAGGTACGGGAAGATGTTTTCATCTTCGATATCATCCGGGGCCATATGTTACCTCCAATCTGGAAAATTTTTTCGTCTATCGCGCGTGTATGGAAATCTTAACAAAGATAATATAGCTTACTCATCAATGATCTTCCAATCAATGGCGGTCACGATGAGTTGGTACTTTCCATGCGCGCCCCCGTACCGCCTGTTGTTGAGGGTGACCACCGATCTAGCAGAACCCACCTTAGCATAGGGGCCGCCAGTGATCGACTTAATCTCACCGTCAACCACCCAACCGACAGCGAACAGCATATCGTCCTTTGCGCTTGGCGACTGACGCGGCGAACCGTATCCCATAACTTAACTCCTAAATGTCTGTGTTTGACTCGTTGGACTAACAAAATAACAAAACGGGGTACGGATTCGTCCGCACCCCGCCTTGCTACTTGGTTACTGTTCGCCACCCTCGTAATCGAACTCGGGAAGCAGGTTCTCGGGCTTGATCAGCACGCGGTGGTGGTAGACACTCACGTCGATGGTGTCCAACTGCTGAATCGTCACCACGTCGTTATCGCCCTTGATCACAAAGTGCTTCACGTACTCGTTGGGGCCGATCTTGCAGGTGACCTCAAGCGCGCCAGCCAGGAACGAGTCAGCGGACTCAAGCGAGCACCGCCCCTCCACCTGCAAGGCCACAGCGTCACCGAAACCGGTGGTGACTGTGATACGCCGGTTGACCTCGAACTGCTCAGCGGCAGTCGAGATGTTCCGAGATGCCGTGTCGGCATCCGTCGTACACCCGGTGAGTGCGGTCACTGCCAGGCCGACGCCCACGAGCGCCGCGATAATCTTACGCTTCATATTTGAATCCTTAATTCTGGTGTGTTGTGAGTGGTGTGTTGGTGGTGGTTAGAACGCCAGGTCAGGCTCGATCAGTTCACGGATGAGTTCGTGCAGGTTGGCCTCAGCACCCGTACCGGCGAACTCGTCACGGCGATCCCACGGCAGGAACTCGAAGCCCTCCACAGCAAGCTCCCAAGCGTGCTCAGGCCCGCGGTGCTCCCCGCTGGGGGAGGTCCATCCGCCGTCCTCTTCCAATACCCACGGCTTGTCGTTCAGCCACGTACCGTCCGCGACAGCCTGGTTGTACTCGTCGGTACCGCGCACCCGCTCCGCCGCGAGATACCGGAATCGGTCCTCGTACTCGCCCGGCTCTGTCGGAAGTGCGTCCTCAGCCGAAACCTCGACCTCGAACGACAGCGAACCATCGTTGCCTGCCTGAACAGCCTCGAAGGGCACCACCGGGCAGAACGGGTCGAACGGGTGGTAGGTCACCAGGGTACCATCGGCATCCTCGTTCAGCCAGAACGTCTTGGTGTGGGTGCTACCGTCCGTGTCGGTTGCCGTTGCACGGATGCGGTCGCCACGCTTGAAATCAGTCATGTTGTTTCTCTTTTCTTTGGGTGGTTGGGTGGTTTTTCAGTCTTCAAAAAGGACAGAAGAATTCTCGACTTCTTCATCCGCAGGGAAGTACCCAGCGAACGCGCCGTTGACCTCACGGCGGTGACGCTTGCGCTCATCCGGGGGTGAGTCTCCGAAACCGCCAGGACCGCCGTTGCCGCCCGAGCCGATGGGCTCGGCTTCACCATCGCCCTCGGTCAAACCGTCAGCGATTGTCTCACTGAACTCACCAGCGACCTCGGCGGCGGCCTCCATAGCCTCTGCTATACCCTTTAGCGCTTCGATCATCTGACTCATGTCAGCGGGCGAACCATCCTCGCCAAGCTGTGCGGCCTCGGCCTCACCCGGCTGTGCCATAGTGCCCTCAGACTTATCCGAAAGCGACTCAAGCGTAGCAGAGTTCCCGCTGTTCCGCAAGTACGCGAAGACGTGCTTGAGTGCGTCCATCTGATGGCGCTTGCCCTCGGTCCAGAGGTTGTTGTCCTTGAGCCACTGGTCAGGGATCAACTCTTTCTGGTCGGGGTACTGCCAGACGACACTCTCTTCGCCCCACAGCATGTGGATACCGCCCTCGATGTACTGAGGTTCGCGGTCGGCGCCCTTGATGTTGCGTTCTTTCCACTTCTCCGAAATGACCGTCAGGTTGGGGCCGATTTCTGAACCCTTAAAAAATTCCTTGAAGCCGTAACGACCGTCAGGAATCTGGTGAAGGTAGATCAGTTCGGGCTTAGCCGTGGGGTCCAGCGTGTCGATACGCACACACGCCACACCCGTCGTACCGCCTGGGTCCATGCCGATGATGTAAGCGTACGGGTCGATCACAGGCTCGGCGTACTCGATTTTCTCCCACCACCGGTCCTCAAGTTCGAACTCCTGAGTCTGTAGTGCTTCCCACTCCTCGTCCGTGTAGTCGAGGATGCTCTTTCGCGCCTCACTCATATTTAATCTCCGTTTCCGCCCAGAACCCGTTAGGGTCGTAAGTAAAAATTGTTGTCGGCTTGTCGGCCACCTTGTGATTAGCCGCCGCCTTAGCGGCACTTAAGGTTGTGTACCGTCTGTAGTAGTGTACGTCGTCAGGATGCCACCGGGCAGTAAACCTCACAGCGTACGGATAAACTTCGACGGGGCTAAGGTCTTCAAGTCTAGCCGTGCCCGCGCCCCTAGCCATTACCGGTACTTCTTCGCCTGGCTGTACTTGCGCTTGATCTGTGGTGCGCCACCGGCCAGCACCAAGCGCTGGTACGCCTCGCCGTAACGAGTCTCGTTCGCCGCGCCCTGCTTGCCCGTCAGTTGAGCCTGCATGGCCTTGCTAGCCGCCGCGAAATCCCGGCGAGCCGCCTCAAGTTCCTCAGTCATTTTTCTTAACTCCTAAAGTTTAGTCTTCGTAACCGATTTCGTCTTCGATACGGTCGAGGGTGTAGGTCGTCAGCACGGCGATCTTGAACACGGCGTCAGGCTGGTTCGTGTCGATCTTGTCGGCTTCGGCATTCGCGGCCTTGAGAATGTTCAGTACCGCTTCGATCTTCGCGTGATCGGTCTTGGTTGCGCTCATGTTCAGTCCTCCTGCTTGTATTCTGCTGGGATAAGTTCTTTGTTCAGTAGCCCGTGGTACTCCGTTGGGTGCCCGTAGGTGAAGTGGCTCAGGATCGCGTCAAGTGGACGCTCTTCCGCCCAATCCACAACAAACAACGTCGGGCACCAAGGACACTGCTCTCGGCTAATTTTCATAATTAAAACACGTCCTTCGGATCGTACTGGTCGATTAGATATCGTACCGGTCGATTAGATGCAGTGTGTACTGCAAGCGAATGACAAGTTCTTCACACTCGTCGCGACTCATTTTAAGAGTTACACCCCGACCACTTTCGCGCACAGACAGATCAACCTTACCGGTTTGCTCGTAGTAGTTGATCTGGTAGAAGTGCTCTCGGTACTTCCGATTAGCTACGTTGACACGTTCCCCCGTGACGCCAGCCATTACCTACCACCACCGACCACGAACGGCTCGTCGTTCCACGTCCGTCCATCCTCGATCAGCTTGGTAAGCTGAACCTCAAGCTTGTCGAACGCGGCGTTCAACTTACCCGTGTCGTTCTGCTCGCTGTACCGGTCACCGTACGGCATGTAGCCGCCGATGTACACGTACACACCGTCCTCAGGCTGGGGCACATACTTCATCATCTTGTTGTCGAACGGCGCAGACGTGCCATACCCGTACTCCCACGTCTTGCTCTGCTCCATGATCAGGAACTCGATACGGCGAAGCCAGTCCGGGTGCATGACCACAGCCAAGTCGTTCAGGTTGAACGGGTCTTGGAACTGCTTGATCACGGTGCTGATGTACGCCACCGTGCTGTCATCCTGCCCAACGATCTGGCAACGCACACCCTGAGTCTCAAGCCAGTCCACCAGGCGAAGCAGACGCTTCTGCTTGACAATCTGGTACTCAGGCGACGTGTAGTGCACGAACGAGGTCAGGACGTTGATCGTGCAAAAGATGTTCTTGGGGTTGCCCATCACAGCGTTGCCGAAGTGCTCAGGCTCACCCATGAGGTACTTGTCCACGTCCAGGAAGTCACCGGTCACGTCGAACATCACGTCCTTACCGGGCGACTCGATGCGTTCGATGCGGTCGTCGTTAACGTCGAACGCGCGGATGCTCTCCGGGTTGTTCTCAAAGACGTTCATCGCGGCGGCAAGGTTCTCGAACGTGTGAAAGTCCGACCCGTGGTTCTCGTCGCTGGACTTGCCGTTCTTCGGCTTCCAATTCAGGGCGCGGGCGACACGGAACACGTCGAACACGCTGTCGAACTCGGCGGAAAGCTTACCGTTTTTAAGTTCTGTAATTCGAGTCATTTGTAAACCTCCAAGAGTTCGATTTCATCTTCCTTGAACGACACGTCCAAGCCGTCGTCCAGTCGCACCCACACCGAGCGGCTACCATCCCGCCAAGGGACGTACTGTTCGATAGTCACGATTTCATTGTACAGACTTGAGTGCACATTCGCAACTCGTCCCTTACCGTATGGCATGGTCACTCCCCCTTAGTTTTTTGGTTCTCTCGTTTTTTGGTTCGCTCGTCCAGGTCTTTGCGTACCAGCAGGAGCGCCATGATCAGCGCGTCAACCTCGGTATCCGTCAACGCTACGGACCTTCCTCTGCCGGTGTTTGCATCTTCTATATTAAGCCAGGTATCCGCGCCAGCGTAATGCGGCATTCGACTACCCGCCGTTGAAGTCACAAAGACTTTGCTTTCGTTCCAGCGGTCCTTGGAGGGGGCCAATGCGAATCGCAACTTCGATGTGTTCGATAGCGATCCCTTGACCCCCTCCGTGTCTGCGTCCTCTGCCACTGTCTTAAGTCCTAAAACTTACTTGGACTTACTTGGACCAGGCGGCGCGGGCGACGTTCTCCACGTCCTTCTGATCGGACGCCGGAATGTTGCCGGTGAGTGCGATCTTGAGTACGTCATCGAACGACAGACCGGCGGCGAGCAGGATCGCACCACGCTGAGTGGCGCGAGGGCTGATCACGACGCGGAGTTGAAGCTCGTCCACGACACGCTTGCGCACCGCACGAACCACACCGAGCCACTTCTTGCCCTCAGCGGTCGTACCGGCGAGTGACGCCTCAACCTTGTCATCGATGTTCCACTCAAGAGTGGCGAATCGGTCGAGCGTAGCCGCATCCAACTGGTTGCGACCGACGTACTGACGGCTTGCACCGTTGCCGTACGTGTTCGCCGTGGCGACCATGCGGAAGTCAGCGTGCGCCGACACCATGCCGTCCGGGAATGCCATCTGACCGTTGCTCAGCGCGGCGTTCAGCAGGATCAGGACGTTGCTGTTACCAGCATCCGCCTCGTCCAGCAGGAACAGCCCGCCGTGCTCGTACGCCTCGCGGAACTGTGTCCGCACGTAGTCACCCGTGGCCGTCATGTACCCGGCCAGGTCCGACTTCGAGGTCTGCGAACCGACGCTGATCGCGTGGAAGTTGAGGCCCAGCGCGTCCGCGACAGTCTCACTCGCGTGGGACTTACCCGTACCGGCAGGACCAACCAACAGCACGGCCTGACCGGCGTTGACGATCTTCAGCAGGTTCTCGAAGGCGTGGTGCTGGACACCCTTAAGGGGTTTTGAACCCTTAAGAGACTTGATTTCGATGGGCCGCACCGTGTTGGCCAAGGCCAGAACCTCGGCGTGGGTAGCCGCCAGAGCGGCCTCGACGCGCTCGCTGAGCGTCTTGTACTCTTCGGCGCTGAGCGACGTGAGGGTTTCCACGAACGCGGGCTTGAGGTTCTTAACAGCCAGGTCGGTGACCTGCTTGCCAAGTGCCTCCATCGTGTTCTGGTAGATGGTGACCTTGCCGTCCTCATCGACCTCGGCCTGAGCCACGGGCGTACCCTGGTCTTCGACCTGATCGATGTTCAGCAGACGGCGCATTTCGGACAGCGAAACTCGCTCCTGAGGCTTCATATGTTTACTCTTTTCTGTGCTAGTTGGCTGGTGTGAAATTGTAGTGTGTGCCGCTTGGTATATTTAAAGCTTAACAGAATTAAGCTCAAAAGTCAAACGGTTTTCCCGGATTTTTTCCTCGCGGTGAGCGCATGTTTGCCACCGATGTGGCGGCGAGAAGCGCGAGTACTCGGCGTGCCGTCGCGGGGTCGCTCATCAGCGTGTCGAGCGCCTTGTTCCACTGTACGATGTTGCTCTCGGTCGGGTTCATACTCACCGTTGCGTACAACTTGAGCAGGTCCACCGCATCCGTCGTCGGAGTGTTGAAGTCGCCGCCGATCAGTCGAGTGTAAATCTCGTCCGCGTTGGTGAGTGGTTCCTCGTTGTCACCGTACACCTTGTTGCCCAGGGCAGACTTGAGGTCATCCTGGCTCGAAGCGTTCGGGCTGAACATGGAGTCGTAGGTGAACTTCGGCTTGGCTTTCTTCTTGGGCTGTTCGGGCTCACCGAATTTCTTAACCATTAAATCACGCGCCTTCCGCGGTTGTGGGTTCGATGTAGTTGTGCTCACCGATGCCGAACAGCGCTTCCTCAACCGTCAGAGCGCGGGTGGCGAGGTACAGTACAGCAGGGTGGATCGCGGCGTCCACATCGGATGCGACGACGTGTGTCTCTTCGTACACAGTGGCGCCGTCAGTGATACGCAGGGCTTCCACGATGACGTGATCGATTTCGTAGAGTTCCGTCGCGCCGGTCTTACGGCAGACGGTCGGATCGATCTTCACCAGAAACGACTCGCGCTTCATGGTCGGCGTGTTCTGCACACCGATAGTCTTAACAATCTCATAGGTCATAATTTTTACCCTTCTCTGGTCCGCCGTGCCGAGAGTACCAGGATCAATCCCAGCATTTCCGCGTCGTCCGGGGTGATATGTCCCCAGACAGTACTACCGTTAGCGCCGTAGCTGTCAAACCACACTACTTTTGCGCGTCGCTGTGGCTGAATGATCACGCGTGTCAGTGTTCTGGTGGTCGGCTCGTTGCTGATTTCATTCTTGAACTGGGTAAGGCTGAACCCTCCACCGTAGTCGTCGTAGTTGTCAACTTTCATCCCAGGGCACCTGACCTCGAATCATTGCCAACTTGAACTGTAGGATCGTGATGAGGTCTTCGACCTCCCGCTCGTCCATGTCGGTGTTCTTCTTGCTGTAGGAGCCGTCCTGCCCCATGCTCAACCGCACTCGCTTGAGTGTGTTCTGCTGGGTCACTGTTACGTCTACCTGCGTCTTACCCTTTCGGGACTGAGGAAGTCTCGTCATTTTCTTAATCCTTAATTCTTGTTCTTGAAGTGAGCCCGGATGCTGACGATGATTTCCTTGTACAGATCACGGCGAGCGCGGGTGTGCTCTTCCCACTCTTCGGGAATGTCCGGGAACCCGTTGTCCACGGTGACGTAATACTCTTCGTCATCCGGGAAGATGACATGTGCGGTGTCGGAGTCGTCCAGCCACTCGATGCGGTAGGGCGGCCCGTCCTCAACGGGCGTCTGCTCTTCGGCGGGCGTTGCGGGCTTCACCGGGATGAATCCCTCCGGCCCCGCCTGATAGGCACGGATCATTTCGTAGATGAAGGTGCGGTTCTGCACCCCGATGATCACCCCAATTTCGGACACGGTGAGACCGCGCTGAGTGCGGGCCTGGACAATGACACGACCGAGACTGTACTTCCAGGGAAGCAGAATGCTCTCCAACTCTTCCTTTTGGGTCGCCTTGACCTCTTCGCGCTTGTCCTTGTACTGATCGATGACGGCGATGAGTGCCGCGTTGCTGATCTGCTCGGTCATATCTTAACTCCTAAAAATTTCGGTTTCGGTGTTCTTACTAGGGCTGTACGGGCTTGTTCTGGTCGAACACGATGTTGATCAGGCCAATGCGGTCGTCCACAAAGACCTCGCTGATGCGGAACACCTGTAGTACCAGACCGTCCTGGCCAACCAGCGCCACGTCGAACGTCACGTCCGGTGCCGCGCTCTCGGCCTGGTGGATCACGTTGTGTAGCGTGCTGAGTCTCATACTTCCCTCCAATAGTAAGTTGGGGCGCTCTTGTGGAAACGTTCGTATCGCTCCTCGTCGGCAAGCATGTCGGCAAGCTCGCCGTAGGTGGTCATTTTGAACCATGCTACTACGTCGAGTTCGGTGTCGTAAATGCCCGCCGTGGGTTTCGTTCCACGCTCGGGCAGTGTGTAGCCGGGATCGGGCAGGACGACGACGTAGCGCTTGCGTTCGTACTTTGGCCTAGTGGCCTCGAAATAAGACTTAAGTTCAGTCGGCATCCCATACCTCCCAGTATGCTTCCTCGTATGCGGTGATGAGTTCGGGCGCCTGCTCTGTGCGGAGCTTTTCGCCCGTCACTTTCCACAGTAGCGTGCGCTCGTCCTCTTCGTCTGTGATGGGGTCGCTGGGGAACAGCACGTCGAGGTTCTGCTCTGCTTTGGCGTGCCGTTCTCCCATTGCGCGGGCGCTTTCCAGGTGCGCCGGGGTGCTCTCAAACGCACTCATCCCAGGTACTCTCCGGCGATGACGCAAATCTGCTGACCGTTTGCGCGCTCTGCCACGCCCACAGCGGTCAGCGCCAGTTCGATGCCGTTACCCGACCGGAACGACCCGTAGTAGGTCACCACCGGCAGGTCGGGGTCCATTTCCTGCAACGCCGCGATCACGTCCCGCACCGGGATCACGTCATCCTGCTGGTACTTTCGTGCGGTGGGCGCTGGGTCGGCAGGTGCGGTCGCGGGCTGGTGCTCGAACTTGTTAACCATGATGGTGTCTCGCTTTCTAAGTGTTAAAGTTACCTCGTATGGATACAACATACCAGGTCAATCTGTGCTTGTCAACGGGCTAATAATGAGGGTGGAATGAGGGTCAACATACCCCCGGGGGTATACCCACCTACCTGGGAGTTACCTGTGAGCGGACGATTTTGCGCTCATTTTTGACCTGATTTCGTATGGCGTATGCATAATATATAATCCAAAAACGTGATTTTGTCAAGGACTGTATGAGCATACAGTACTTGAGTTGTCAAGGACGATTATTAAATACTCGTACCGTTTTGAGTGGGTCGGGAGGGGTTTTCTGTGAGTTGGCTGTGAGAAATGGTGCTTGGGAGGGGTCGAAATGGGTGAGTATGGAAAATGAAGTACATCAAAATCAACGAAACGTGAATAACAGTTGTGCAGGGGGTCCGGGCTTCTTTATATAAGACTACTGAATTATTAATTATGCATACGTTGTACCATTTTTGGTTATATATAGAGAGGGGGGTAGGTGCACAAGTGTTATGCAATCGGCTTGGCTTGATAGTGGCCTGCGTTACAGTCGTCGGGGCGCTCAGCGATGTTGATTTTTAGACGTTAAGATGGTAGGGTGGAAGTCGGTGACAGTGTGGCCTGCGTGGCACGTCGCTTCACCGTGAAGTGAAACCCGGGATTGCACGGACAGTCGTACTCGACGTGAGTGTCTGCGATGCTCGGGAACTTGAGCGCGGCCCGGTCGTTGACCATACGCCAGCCGTGGGTTTCGTGAGTGTTCAGGAACTCACCGAGTCGTCGCTTGGTAGCAGGAATCGGGGCAGGGTTGGGCGTAATCGGGACCGGGACCGGGCTGGGCGTAATCGGAACGGAAGGAATGAGAGACATGGCGGTAGAGGTAGTCCTTTGTATCGAGTGTGGTGAGGTACCAGCGTGGAGTCGTGGGCTGTGTAATACATGTTACAGCCGGGCCAGACGGAGTGGGACTCTGAGTGAATATCCAAGCAATACTTTCTTGAACGACCCAGAGTCCCACGCCAGGTGGCTGTTTGGTATGGGCAACGAGGGGATTCTGCTTTTGGCTGATATCGCCGTCGAGTTTGGTTATCGACTTGTTAAGTCTTAAAACCTGCGGGGCTCAGTGCCTCAGTGGCTCAGAGCCGGATTTCCTGCTTGTTACGGATATCCCAGATCGCCTTCTCACCGATTGCTTCGGCTTCGGCCAGTGCCCCGCTGAGGTCCTGGTAGTGCATGGAGATATCCACGTACCAGTCGAGCGTTTCGTCCAGCCACAGGCCAAGGTAGTACCTCTCAGGGTACTTTGTGAATCCGCCCGGGATGAAGAACATGGGCAGTTCGGTGTCCAGCGCATCCGGCGAGTACCGGCTGTCAATCACAGCGATGTTGTAGACACCGACAAAGTAACCGTCGGTAGGCAGGTTGATCGGTGCCCACTCCTGTCGCCAGTCGCCCGTTTCCGAGTTGTGGAACGTCGTCCGCTTGAGCGTGCCGCCACCCTGGTTCTTGATTTCGTTAAGGTAGCCCGGTGCGATGTAGATGCTCATGATTTGTCTGGCCTTCCTGGTTTCTGGTTTGATTTCTGGCTTGGCTAGCGAGGATTTTAGTTATTAAGATAATCGTAAGGTAAATCCCAGCCATTGTCAAGGACATTACCGTGAGAGTTATCAGGATCAGTACGAACATGGGTTGCGATCAGTAGATCGACTCATACCCCATTTCGATACGTTCGCCGTTTTCCCATCGGTAGGTGTGGATAGTGTGCCCAGCGCTGATGAAGGGGTCGCTGAGCCATTCCTTCCGCTTGGCATCGATTGCTTCGATGTTGGTGGACACGAAAGTCTCACAGATTTCCCAAACCGAGTACCAGCGGATTTCGTAGGCGATATCCGTCGTGGAGATTACTGTATCCTGGTCCTGGTCTGCCCGGTCGGCTTCGATTGCTTCTGCGATCACGTCGAGCAGGTCGCCCCAATCTTCCGGCATCTGCTCACTCAGTTTGGCGGTCGCGATCTGCTCCGCGATCTGCTCGGAGGTTTTCACAGCGAGTACCCCCGTCCCGTCGAGAGGTCCACCACGACCAGCGTCTTGTAGGTGAACGCCGGGTGCTTCTGCAAGTTTCGGCCCTCCCACTTCGAGGTTTCGAGGTTGTGGCTCACCGTGCCGAGCATGATAAGTTCACGCTTCGGGTCGTCGTCGTTGTAGTATGCGAGTTCGAACATTTTTCTAATCCTTAATTTTTCGGTGTGGCTTGGATGGACGGGGAGGGGAGGGGATGGGATGGGTTGGCTAGAAAACGGTGATGCCGACACCGTAGGCGATCAGTGCACAGAACGCTACCAGTAGGATCGACACAACGGTACCGACACCGATGGAGATAAAGAATGCGATCAGCACATCTTCGAGGTCACCACTACAGGCGTATTCCCGGATTGCGATGATCACCGCGAAGATAAACGTCACGATGAGGAAGAAAGACAATACAGTGAACATGAATCAGGACCAGGCGTAGGAATCCTGGCGGTGATCCGCGAAAACGGCGTCGTCGTAGGCATCCGGGTTCTCGGTGATTGCCCGCATCAGTCGGCGGTCGTGGTTCCGACGACGGCGAGTCTGGGTCCGCTCCGCGAACTTCCGGTACTCATCCCGAGCGATGTGACGCTTGGCGTCCTGCCACTCCGAGTCGTGGGCGGTGTAGTCGTACGCCCAGTATTCCATCGGGATGTACGCCAGTTCCCCGACGAAGTGGGAAACGTCCGGGACGTTGCGACCGTAGTCGGTCGTGTGGAACGGGGCGTGAGCGTCGGTGTGAGCCATTTTTGTAATCCTTAATTTTCGGTGTTCGTTGTGGCTGGTTCGGTGTTCGTTGTGGCTGGTTCGGTGTTCGTTGTGGCTGGGTGGACGGGCGGGCGGATGATTTTTATTTATTAAGTTATGGGTAAAACACTACACCGGGCACAGGGATGCTGTCAAGTGGGGCAGTCCATCGACCTATGCCCGGCGTACTTGTGTTTAGATGCGTTATTGGCTTTCGGCTGTGATTTTGGTTTTCGGTTGTGGTTACAGCAAACCGTCGAAGATTCCCTGAGCGACGATCTGGTCACGCGTCGGGACGATCCCACGGTTGTCCGCGATGCACCGGTCCAGGGCGTTGTGCATGGCGGCGTACGTTGCCCGGTCGTATCCCGGGAACATGGACACCACGTATCCGGCGCGCTGGTCCGCCACGTCGCGACCGTTCACCGCGTACTTGACCTTACGGGAACGGATCATCCCCTTGACGCGGAGCGGACGGGTGGGGACCTTCTGGGTGTCCTTGGTGCGGGGCTGGTTCGACATTTCTAATCCTTAATTTTTCGGTGTCGGATGGATGGATGGATGGATGGATGGATGGATGGATGGATCAGTTGTGGAGCAGAGTCCACCGGGTGTAGGCCAGGGCGAGGAACGGGTTACCCGTCGGGTTGATCGAAGACGTGTAGTCCGGCCCGTGGTTAGAGTACCGCACGATGAACGTGGTCGTGCCGAGGGTTTCCTCGTCGTCGTGGACGTACAGATCGACAAAACCGTCCGTGTCGTCCTGCTTGGGGTCCGGCGTTCCACGGTAGAACGATCCCACGAAAACGCACTTGTCGCAATCGTGGGTGTGGCGCGGCGTAGTCGGCTCAGTGAATGCGGGAATCGACATTTCTAATCCTTAAGTTTCGGTGTAGCTCGGTGTGGGCGGATGATGGATCAACCATGACCGGCGACACTTAAGGTTTTAAGGCTTAAGTGTCACCGGCCAAAGCGGGTCCAGCGTGGGGCGATCAGGACCAGGACTCAGCCGTGACCGTGATCGACGCGATCAGTCGGAGCGCTTCGGTCACGTCCTCGTCCGACAGTTCGACTTCGAGGGCCAGGGTGTCAGCGGCACGCAGGGCGGACAGGAAACGCTGGGCGGGCGTCTGTCCCTTGGACTCCGGCTTCTCGGCGTCGAGGTCGATCAGCGCGGTCAGGTACTCCACGATCACGGCGCGGCGCTTGTCCTCGTCGTCGTACTCGGTGAGGGTTCCCAGCGCGACCTTGATCGCGTCAGCGACCTTCTTCTTAAGGTGCTTGGCCCGCGCCGACTCCACCAGCCCGACGACACCGAGGATCGCACCGTCGCGGGTGTTGGCCGATGACGGGACGGGCAGACCCGTGCTGACGTACAGGTCGAACGACGTTGCCGCGTTAGAAACGGTCGAGGACGAGAAGTTGTCGAGGATGATCCCGTGCTCGGTTGCGTAGGCCACTCCCGCGGTGTGCACGACGTGGGCGGGCAGTTTCTTGCCATCTTCGGTGTCGCGCTGAGCGATGCCGATACTCAGGACGCGGCGGGCGATAGCCGAACCCGTAATCTTGTAGGCCGCGGCGACGTTCTCGATTGCAGTGGACATGATTGTCTCGATTCTGTGAATGGTTGGTTGGTTGGTTGGTTGGTTGGTTGCACTTAAGTTTTAAGACTTAAGCGCTGGTGTCGGTTGACACTAGACAACCTAGGTTTAGGTTTACGCTATCCCGCTATGGTTCGGCAAATTGCCCCTATAGCACTCTAAGGGTGTGCGACTAATCCTAGGCTGAAACTATCAACCGGTTTATTAGTTAATGTCTGACCTTGTAAGGTATCTAGGATTGTGGCCTATTACCGGCCCCTCATTCTGCCATTACAGCGGAATTTACTTATTAAAGTCTGGCTGTCCTAGTAGTGCTATCGGGAGACTGTCACTCATCCCGTTATAGGTATTACGTTCCGATTGTCCGTTACTCAATCAATCGGCAGACATTAACTAGCGCGTAACCATAAGTCATCCCTATGGCGGACGGTATGCGTCCCGCGTCCCCTATGTAATTGGTAGGCCCGGTGTTTGCGGGCCAAGTGTTCTAGCGGGGCTTACATGTATCTGTATCTGCCCTATTCGGATGCGTTCCCTCAGACTGTTACTAGCGTATTCGCCGTCCTGGCCGGATAGGATCGGCCCGCCTAAGCGGGGTGCCTATCTCGCATCCTGTAGTGTTCGCGGCCCCGGTCAGTTGCCCCGGTCCCGCTTGCCCTACAACTGAAAAACTATCCCATATCGGGGGGCAGGGGAACCACTTAAGGCCTAAAACGGCATTCTGTTATCATCCTGTGACCAAACGTTCGAAGAATAGGCCGATGTTCGAATGTTCTGCGCTGTGAGGGTCAATAGGAGGGGGTGAGTGTAGTACGTATGTTCGAAAAACCGTGCCAGCAACCGATATAAGCAAATAGCTAATCAGCCTAGGGTAGACACGCATGCCGGTCATGTGGTATATGCACGTGCCTAGGTGTGTCTCTCGCGTAGCGCGCGCCCGACGTAGCGCTACGTCACAGTGAGGGAACCGCATGCATGCGTACGCGTGTGGGGCATATGGGATGAAACATGCCCTGGTAAGCCCTAGGTGCCCCGTAGGCGACCGTATATGGGCAGGGTGGCATGCTGGTATGGGTAGGCCAATTCTAAGGGCTTAGCAAGCGCTTTCCCGTGGGGCAGTGTGACATGTGTGGTCAGACCACATGGGAGGGTAGCTGTGGTCAGACCACATAGGTGTGCGTGTGCGTGTGGTCAGACCACACTTCGAATAAGTTGTCGGCGCAAACAATTCATTTCCGTCGTGTGGTCAGACCACAGAGGGTGTCGTGGGTGGTGCCTATATGTATGAGGTTTGGCTCTGCGCGTATGTATAAGTTAAAGAAATCCCCCTTTGACCAGGGGTTTTTACTGTTACTCTGCAAAAATTCGCTTTTAGAGCTGCTCCTGTAGAATCTTAACAAAGAATAACTCTCTTAGGCTTTAAAAATACACATTTGCATACCAGAACACACTGTGATAGGGTATGAGCATGAGAGAACGAGCGATTCTGGTGGACTGGGACTTGTACCGCACCAACAAGCACACACAAGACTTCGTGAAGGCACGCCAGGGTCAGGCACGGCTCATTTTGCTGGTATCCCACCCCGCGGAGAACGATTATGAGTACGGGGAGCGCCCGGACGATATTGAGTGGGACGCGGTGATCAGGAATACTGGGACACAGGGCGTTGTTAAGTTCAAGTACAAAGCACTAGACATTATTACTTCCGTGAGCAACCTCGACCCGGTGATTGGGCTGGATGCGAGCACGGCGGTGAACGACCTGTACCGCGACAGCGGTGTACTGATTACGACGGAAGACCTGTAAAATGGCATTGCCACCAGTTACTAAGACACAGCGGGGCCTGACCCTGCTGGAAAGCGCGGCGTTGGATATGCTGGCCGAGGGCAAGTCCCCTCGTGCTATTGGCGAAGCGTTGGGGATTAGCCCCGGCGAGGCGGCTAAGTTGGCGTATAACCTGCTGGACCGTGAAATCATCACGGATATCGAACAGCGACGTAAGCTACAGGTGTATCGGCTTGAAAAGATCATCGAGGCGTTGTGGCAGAGGGTTATGAAGAACGCCGAGAAAGACGACGTGAAGAACCTGGTGGAAGTGCTGGATAAGCTTAACGTGCTCCTGGCGCTGAACAAAGAGCAGGATCAGGCGTACGAGACTCGGATGCACGCTCACCAGCTTGAAGGGTACCTACAGGCGACGTTGTTCCTGATTGACAGGTTCATGAAGCTGGCGCCAAACCTGATGACGGCGGAGCAGTGGACGGCATGGACGGCTGACGGTATTGAAGAAGCGCGCGCCCTGATGATCACAGAGGGTGATGAGGCGTGGAACTGACGAACTCGGACATTACTGAACTGACCACACTCACCTATGAGCTTGGCGGTATCTACACTCCTAATACGCACCCCACCGTTGGGTCCGGTATTATGATTACCCCTAATACGACGGCGTGGTCTAAGCCACCTCAACCACCTCAGCCCGTACGCCAGGTCAAGTGGACCAACAGCGATGGGCTGACGATTGACTATGTAGTACACGACGACGGCACGATCCACATCGATGAGGATGCGTTCGAGCTGATGTTGGAGCAGATTGGCTTCATTAAGCCGCAGAAGGAAGAGAAACCACATGAGTGACACAACACAGCGCGAAGTGCGCGTTAAGTTCTGGGAGCTTGCTCGCCGACAGTTCCCCGCCGTGGGTGAGCCGGGCACCGTGTGGGTACTCAGTGAGGTACTCGGTTGGGACTGGGACCAGATCAACCGCACCGCCGTTGAGGGTTTCAGCAAGGACGGCTACCGTTTGTTCCTTCTGGACGACAATGGGGATCGAATCTTCAACCACGAGAAGGGCGAAGTGACTAAGGTCTACCGCAAGTGGACGAAGGCAGAGCGGTCCAAGCTCAAGGATTGGTGGTGGTTGCTAGGGTATGAGTACTAAGCGGCAAACTATGAAACAATGGCTCAAGGATATGGAAGCGGTGTACGAGGCGCTGACTACTGGCGGGCAGGAAATCTACGTAGAGCACAGTGACCTGAGCCAGTGGGCAGGGATGCATGTTTCAGCGGGTGAACTTTTCAGTGTGGGCCGCTCATACACGTTTACGTTCGAAGGCCCTAAAGAACTATGAGTACTGATCCAGTAATCAGCAAGGTATTTGACTCAGCTATTGAGAAGCTACGCCGACAGGCGAGACTTAACGAATACCGCACCAACCCGGTTGCTTGGGCTCAGGACGTTCTGGGAATCGACCCGTGGTCGAAACAGCAGGATATCCTGAACGCGGTGCAACAGCACGACCACGTTGCCGTACGAAGCTGTCACGGTAGTGGAAAGTCGTTCATCGCCAGCATTATCGCCGCATGGTATATCAGTGTGCACCCAGAGGGTGAGGCCATCGTGGTGACCACGGCGCCGACATACCACCAGGTTCACTCGATTCTGTGGGAAGATATCCGCAAACACCACATGAAGGCCAGCCAGCGCTATGCTGAGGGGTTGTCCCCCATGAAGATGCCGGGGTACATCACCCAGAGCGACCAGTGGAAGTCGGACAGCGGCACGGTGCTCGGGTTCGGGCGTAAGCCTGCCGACAACAACGACCACGGCTTCCAGGGTATTCACCGTCGATACGTCCTTGTTATCGTGGACGAATCGTGTGGTATCCGCGAAAACCTGTTCACCGCCGTCGAAGCGATCACTACGACGCAGGACTCGGTGATTTTGGCTATTGGTAACCCTGACGACCCGGCGACGGAGTTTAACAAGTTCTTCAACGGGAACATCAAAGACCCGGCGACGGGACTGCCCGTATGGCACACTATCGACATTTCGTCGTTTGACAGCCCGAACTTCACGAAACTGCATGAGGGGCACTACAAGAAGTGCAACCACGAAGAGCCACAGGTCCGTACGTGGTGTGAAGAGCGACAGTGGGCCACTCGGTGGGACCGCGACAAGAAGTTGAACCTCACAGAGCACACCCTGGCCCAGCTACCCAACAGTGGGTGGGTGGAACAGCGCCGCGCATCGTGGGGTGAGGGGTCACCGCTGTGGGCATCCAAGGTACTCGGACAGTTCCCCCTACAGTCTGTTAACACTCTGTTCAGTCGTGAGACTATCAACAAGGCGCACGACGTACAGGTTCGGGCCGATTATCGTGGGAAGCGCGTTCTGGGCGTTGACCTTGCCCGATTCGGTCCCGACTACTCTGTCGTGTACATGGCAGAAGAGGGGCACGTATTGGGCGAGGACGGCAAGCCTACCGAAAAGAAGGGCAAGCATGTGCGCCTGCTGGACTTCTGGGGAGGCAAAGCCGACGAAACCAAGGCTGACGGTATGGAGTCCGCTTTGCGCGTACACCAGCTAGCTCAGCGTTACGGTGTGGACGAGGTACGTATTGACGGTGAGGGCATCGGTGGCCCCATCCGTGACCGTATCAACCAGCTATCCGAAGGTTCGTACACGATTATCTCCGTGCTGGGCTCATCGGCCAGCCCCGACCGCTACCGGTGGGGTAACGCCCGTACGTACCGGTTCGACAAGGTGCGCGAAGCGATGTTCACCGGCACGGTGGACTTGGACCCAGAGGACCGCAAGCTGGAAGAAGAACTGGAAATGATCCAGTACAGCTACAAGAACCGCTGGAACTCTATGCAGGTCGAGAGCAAGGACGATATCGCTAAGCGCGGACTTAAGTCCCCTGACTATGCGGACGCCCTAATCTACGCCCTGGCGGAAGACCTCGATACGATGGCCGACAACCCATACGGTCAGTATGCCGGTGGTGAGAAGATCAGCATGAGGGCCGCGGATTATCTGTCTTTGATTCAGGAAAACGGGTGGTCCAGCCCCTACTAAAAGGGTTTTGAACTCTTAAAAGCGCCCATATCTTTACTTTGGACGTATACTGTGTGGTACATACCACAGAGTGTGCTAAGATAGTAGAGATATGGGCGCACTTGACTTTCTCCGACTTCCTAACCATGTCGAGGCTATCGAAGACCTCGGCACCTATCGGCGCGCCTGGGAACAGGAATACGCTAACAACGCCGTACTCAACGAAGAGGTAGGCTTCCTACGCTCTGAACTGATCGAGGTCCGCGAAGACCTACTCAAGATCAGCGACGCTTTCGACAACGTTGGCTGGGCGCCGCTTGCTGGCGATGAGGCCAAAGAGCTGTCGCTCAAGACCGTCAAGAACATTGCGAAAATCGCCCGCGCGATGAACGCTGTGAACCCTTTTGTGAAGCGCGGTGTCAACGCGCGTATTTCTTACATCTGGGGACGCGGCGTTAAGTTTGACGGTATCGAGTCTATCAAGGACTCCTTTGGTCGGGATCGACGCAAGTTGTTCTCGCCCCAGGCTTATGAAGAGCTAGAGCGCGTTCTTGCCACTGACGGCAACGCGTTCGTGGCGTTCCCTATCAAGGAAGAGGCCAATGGCCTACCCACCAGCACGTTCCGCGTGATCCTAGACGAGATTACTAACAGTATCTCGAACCCGATGGACCGCGAAGAAGTGTGGTACTACCAGCGTACTTACAAGGTTGTCGTGACGAACCGCGAAACCGGTGAGCAGGAGCCTAAGGAAGAAATCAAGTGGTACGCCAGCCTAGGCTACTACCAGAAGCTTAAGGCGCTGGGCAAGTCTCTGCCGCGCCGCTGGAACAAGCACGGCGTCGAGCAGAACTACGTCCTACAGCACACAGCCGTGAACAAGCAGGTTGGGTGGCGTTGGGGCGTTCCTGACATTCTGCCGGTGATCTTCTGGGCCAAGGCGTACAAGGAATACCTTGAGGACAACGCCATGCTCGTTAAGGCGTACTCTCGCCTCGCATGGCAGGTCAAGGTACCCGGTGCTCAGTCGGGTAACACCGCTTCCGCTCAGGTGATGGCGCCGCCGACACGCGACCCACTGACCGGTGAGCTACGCAGTGTGGGTGGGACGCACATCGGTACCCACGAAGTAAGCTCCATCCCGTCCACTGGTTCTACTGTTAACTTTGATAACGGTAGCGCACTAGCCTCCGCTATTGCGGCGGGACTAGAAGTGTCCAAGGTTGTGATCCTGTCCGATTCTGGTAGCTCCAACCGCGCCGCTGAGGGTAGTCTAGACCTTCCGACCTTGAAGGCTATGGAATCGCGTCAGCAGTTGCATGTTGAGCGGTTCATGGAAATCTTCGAATTCTGGGGTGCTAAGGTAGACCTTAACATGTCCAGCCAGTTGCTCACTATCGAAGAGCAGGCTACGTACAACGCAGAGTTCATCGAGTCCGCAGGCGAGAAACCCGAGGCGTCTGAGTACGCGTCTGTAGTGTTCCCGCCTATCGAGGCATCGTCTGAGAAGGACCATATCGCCGCCCTTGGCACCGCCGTCGAGCTGGGCGTGCTATTCCCCGCTGAGGCTCGCCGTGAGGTTCTTGAGGCTATGAACATCAGCCCGATCAAGCCGTGGTGGGAGCTTCCGACAATCGAGGACAACCCGGCTAAGAAGGAAGAGCAGGACCGCGCCGACGCTCAGGCCGAGCAGGCGTTCGAGCGTGAGCAGTCCGTCATCGCCAAGCAGGGTGTCTCCGGTGGTGTATCCGCCAAGGGTGGGGCACAGAGCACAGCTAACAGCGCCCGAGACAACCGGGCCGCAGACAGCAAGAAAAAGTAAGGGTTAAGTATGAGTAGTATTAAGCTACCGCAGGGAATCGACAGCGGTTACACTTGGCCCATCGTAGACTCTGTGGGTGCGCCAGCCGTACTCACAGGGTTTACCGCCGCCGCCAAAGTGCGGTCGGAAGAGAGCCACACGAGTGCGCTTTTGTTCGAGTTCACGGCTAACGTCGTGGGGTCCAACGTGGTCATCCAGTGGACGGCTGAGCAGTCACTCGCCTGGGAATGGGCGTCAGGATATTGTGATGTGATTCTTATTAACAACTTGGCGCGACCGATCCAGGTGGTGTGGCAGGGTCAGGTTAAGGTTGACAAGGTGGTAACAGATGCCTGATCAGCCACCAGTACAGCTTAGCACCGGGCTTACCCCCGGTCCCGTTAACCCGCTACAGCCGTACGCCTCCGGCGATACCGCTGTCGCCGTGCCCGGACCTCCGGGGCCTCCCGGTACTCCTGTTGATACGGTGACCCCCATCGAACTAGCGGACGCTATTGAGGACCACCGGGCGGAACCCACCCCTCACTATGCGTACGACGACATGCCGTCGCTAACCCTTATTTATGAGAATGGACTTGTGTAATGGCACTACAGACTAACATCACAAACCTGGCCACTCGCGCCGCTACGGAAGACAAGTCTCTCCGTACCCTGATCAACGGAAACGTTGTAGACCTTTCCAGCCTTACGACCACCGCTAAGAGCAATCTTGTAGCGGCTATCAACGAGGTTGCCGCTAGCGTGGCGGGCGCCTCAGGGATCAACGATGCGGTGACCAACACAAGCACTTCGTGGTCATCGTCTAAGACCCAGGCGGAAATCGATGAGGCCATCGCGGCGATCCTCGACACCGCACCGGGCACACTGGACACGCTTAACGAACTTGCGGCGGCCCTCGGGGACGACCCTAACTTCGCCACGACAGTAACCACGGCGCTCGGACTCAAGGCCCCACTCGCGTCACCGACGTTCACTGGGACACCTGCCGCACCTACGGCTACACCGGGCACTAATACGACCCAGCTTGCCACCACTGCTTTCGTGACGGCGGCTACACCCGACGCATCCAGCACCGTCAAGGGTAAGGTAGAGCTTGCAACCGACGCAGAGGCGATTGCTGGCGCCAGCACGACGTTGGTGGTAACCCCTGCAAACCTACTTGCTGTGGTCGGTGACTCTACGACTGACTTCGTGGCAACCTTCAACGCCGGTCTGGTGTAATAGTGGCCGTAGCGCTTCTGACTAACGGGTTCGCCGCGCGGGTGGCAGAGGAATTCAACACCGTTCGTACCGAGAAGGCAGACGCAGAGTCGGCTGGGGCGGCTATTTGGATTGGCACGAGTGCGGCTTACACGGCGCTGACGCCTAAGAACGCCACCACGATTTATTACGTTACAGACTAAGGAAAACTATGGCAATTTCAACACGCGATGGACTAATCTCCGCGTTGGCGACGAACTCGTCACGCCTGATTCTGGATAAGGCGTCGTTGGCGAACCAGACCGCGGGTCGTTACATTTCGATGTGGCGTGCGACGGGTCAGCCTGCGCAGGGCGCGATCCCCGGCACGACCCC